TCTTCAGCCTCTTCTACTGCTTCTTCTTCTGATTCGGTTGCTTCTTCTACTGATTCTTCTTCAGACTCCTCAACTTCCTCTGTTGCTTCGTCTAAAACTTTTTCATATTCCTGACGGGCTTTAGCAACAACGTACTCATGTAAAAGCTCTTCTGCTTTTTCATTTTCTTCTGCAAGAAGGAGTTCGAGAATCTGCTCTAATTTGTTTGATTCTGACATTTGTGGCCTCCAATTAGTATAAATGTTCAAACTTCTGTAACAATGTTACAGAATCAGGCACATTTCAGTACCTAGTTCTTACTATTACTTATGTGTTTTTGAGTTTATGTAGGTAAAATGGGTGTTTTTTGAAGTGATTTTGACTGTATTTTATTTATATACAGAAAATCGCCACTTAAAACAGTGTTTTTACAGTGTAGGTGTTTGGGCAGGAGCAGAATACATTTTGCGAACAAATTTTTCATGTTCTGCTTCTTCCGTTTCCTTCATGTCTCTGACTTTACGCAACTTATTTAGTTGTTCTAGTGTTAATCTAGTCTTTCTGGTGTCAGTTTTCTTTAATTTGTCTTTTTGATCTTCTTCTGGACTATAAAATTCGTCTAATCTCATTATACTGTTCCTCCTGTTGGCGGCGTTTCTGGTGCCGCTAACGAATCTAATCCTGCTTCAGCGCCTGGTTCTGCAGGTAAATCTTCTAATGGTACTTCTGCATCTAGATCTACGTCTGCATTTGGTTCAGGTCTTATGCCAATACTCGACAATGACGCTCCACCGCCGTCAGTTTGGATAGATTCAAACTTTTGAACATCGTTTTCTTGACGCCAAAGCTCTTCGTTTTCTCTAATTTCGTCTTCAGTTAAGCCTAAATACTTCTTGAGCTTGAATTGATTGCTCAAGAATGGTACATTCATCACACTATTAAGCAGTGTTGCTCGTTCTGTTTCAATTTGCAGTTCTCTGTAACTGCTAAAGTTCATTGGTTTGTTAAATTCTAAGAAGAAGTTACCTGAATCTATTTCTATACCTCTGTGTTTGAGATACATTTTGAATTCTCTGTCAATATCTTCTTGAATTTGTTTTTGTAAACGTTCTACATACTTTGCAAATCTGTATTCTTGTATAAATGCTACACCAACTTTGCCATCTTGATATATTGCAGAACCATCATCAGGTCCTGTAGGCAAATAACTGCTTGGAATACGCAAACCACGTAATAATTTGTTATTGAAATATCTTAAATCGTCAATTTGTCCTAGGTTTTCACCGCCTGGTAGTGTGTCAACTTTACTACCTCTACCGTCTGCTGTCTGTGCAAAGAAATAATCTTCCAACATACTCATTGGATTGTATGCACTATCAGCAACACTTTGTCCTTGTGCGTTTTTACCTGGTACACGTTTTTGTTGTACTTCGTATTTTACTTGTTCTAAGTACTGTCTTGCTTTGTGAGGTGGCATATTACCAACATCAATAAAGAACACACGTCTTTCTGGTGCTCTGTGTACCCTGTATATAATAATACTGTCTTCTAAAAGTTCTTTTTGCTTAAAGATTTTGAATATTGGTTCTAAAATACTGATACCAAAAGGCCATGCACTGTCCATTCCTTCTGTTAAACTGATGTGTACAATGTGTTCTGCACTCACAGGCACACCTTGATCAACACCGTCCATTGCACCTGCACTGTATGAACCACCTGTGTTTGGATTTACAGGATTCATAATTCCGGCAATACCTTGTCCACTACCATATGGTCTTTGATGTAATGCACTAGCATCGGTAGCAATTTGCTCTTGGAAGATAGGATCTAGATTTTTAATAAAATATGTTTCAATCTTTTTGCCTTCCGTTTCATTCACAATCACTTTTTCAACATTAGCAGGATCAACCCAGTACAATTCATATGTTTGAGGATCTCTGATAAACACTTGATCGCCATACTTGATAGTATTACGGAAAATTCTAAATGCTCTTTTGTAAAGATTGTTGAGATTACACCATTGTGTAAGTGTTTTGTCAATGATTTTACTTTCAGTGTCACTAGGATCAGTTAAGTAATTGATTGCGAAAGGCAGAGAATTGTTTTCTTCTTCTTGTGTGCCAAACTCTGCAATGGTATCTAATGCGGCATTAATTTCTGTATCAGTATCCATGTTATCATATTGCAGATAACGCATCAATCTGTTTGGAGAGCCAGAATAAACTTCTGGTAACCAACTGCTTAATTGGTTAGCACCGAAGCCCGGTCCGTCACTTGTATTTGTACCCTGCACATTTAGTGGTAAACCACTATTGTCTACAGGTGTAAAATGTTTTCTCCAGCTCATAAATGATCCATATTTTTAACTATTGTAGCAGTATTTATCAGGATTGTCAAGTATTTGGAAAGAGAAATGATTATGCGCCTAGTGTTTTCTCTTCAATTCTTATAAGAACTTTTTCTAATCGGTTTAATTGTGCTGGATCTATCATGGCATTAAACAGTGTTGCTCTGGCTTGAGCTTCTTTAGATGATTCGGAACCACTATCTGCAGTTGAAACTGCTTCTGTGCTTGGTTGTGCATTTTCGCCGTTGCCAAACATCATGGTAGAAACCACATCAAGTGTTTGTCCACTCATTTGAGCTAAAGATTCAAAGTAGCCAGGTCCAGTGTAATTGCTTAGTGCTTGATGTAACACTCCAATGGCTTCACCTAAACTGGTAATTTTGTCTGGGTTTACTCTGCTTAATTCTTTTAATGCTCCAGCATACACTTTCAATGAATTGGCATTACTTGCTAGACCCACAGGATCAATTTTCTTGGTGTTTGAAAAATGTTCTAATTCATCATTGACATCGTCCATGATGTCGCCAATGTCATCTAGTGCAGTGAAATCTGCTTTACTGGCTTTACTGAGTGCTTCAGCAAAAATACCAAACGCACCTGCATTTCTAGCAATGCGTTCTGTGTCAAAATTCATGTTGCCAAACTCTTCCATTTTTTCAAATGGTGTCTTGCCACCAAAAAATTCATTGAGGCCATCCATTAGTGTGCCAACTAAATTACCAAACCCTGCGGCTAACTGGCCACCGCCTAGTTTGCCCATTGCTACACCATATGCCGCTACTGCTTCTGCATTGTTTCTAATGCCGTTATAGTTTAATTCCATTTCGCCAAACGTTTTCAGTTTGTCAAACATAGACTCGCCACCAAACATTTCATTAAGACCGTCTAATATGCCGCCCACAATGTTACCAATGGCACCCACAACTGCACCAGCACCAAAAGCCAACATGCCGGCACTGAGAGCAATCAATCCGCCACCAACTTTCAACAAGTTCATGCCATCTACTTCATTGAATTTTTTGAATGCTTCTGCCATTGACCCTAAGCCTAGGCCTATGATATATCCTGATAGTCCCACTGCGCCAGCAATAATTGCTATTGCGGCGGCTAACTTGCCTGCGCCAAGAATGGCCGCGGCTGGGAAACTTGCTAGTCCTTTACCAAACATCTTGATACCAGCACCTGCCTTGCCTAAGCCTTGGCCAACACCTGCGGCCACACTGCTTGGTGCCGCTTTGTCCTTGCCACCAAGTAATCCTCCAGTAACTGCTGAAACACCTTTACCGACTAATCTAACAGCGGCAGAAGCAAGAAATGCAGTTCCGAATACTTTGGCAAATAGTTCTGCACCTTTTAACCAAAAACTTGCATCGTCGCTGAACATAGAACTAGTTAGGAAATTACCAAATGCACTTAATCCAGCAATCACTAAGTTTACAGCATCTATTGCGGAGGTAAATGTGCTTGTAACAGTATCAAACAGGCCACTTAACATTTCTGGGTTAATGCTTTCTATAAAGTCTAAAGCATGATCAATAAAATTTCCCATTGTGTCTATTAAACCTTCGCCTATGGTTGTAGACAAATCGTCTGCATTGCCATCAAGAAAACCAAATCTTTTTGCTAATCTTGTTATTGCATCATTAATTTCCTTACTTCTGTCAACAAGCATCGACGAAAATCTGGTTAAGACATTTGTTACTGCATCAGCAATACCACTTTGTTGTAATATACCAGTGGATGCCATTCTGATAGTATCTAACGCACCGGTGATAGATTTCTTAGACTGTTCAAATGATTTAGAGGCTTGTGCTAAATTATTAAACATACTTTGAAACTCATCAGTTGTAAGTTTGGTTGTATCGCCTTGCTTTTTGTGAGCTTCAGTTAGTGCTTCTAAATTTTTCTGATACAATCTCACTGAGTTCATGCTCATCAATAATGACGCACCCATCTCGCCGCCAATTTCTGTTGCTACCCTTCTGAAACTTGCAATGCCTTCTGGACCCATATCATTGATTGCATCTTCCATGAATCCAGGAAGGTCTCCAATTTTTTTTGTGGCTGTTTTAATATCATTATTTGCAATAGCACTGTTTATTTCAGATATCATGCCTACTACTTCTTTACCTGCGGCTGTACCAGTTGAAGCAAACGCGGCCTGTAAATTCATACCTGCATCGCTGAAAAATGCAGTGATATCAAACATTTCGTTGCCAATTTGATCTATTAATTTTTGATCAAATCCCATACCTGCCATTTGTGATGTACTGATTCTTAATTGATTTGCAAGGTCTTCTGAGGATGTGCCTAATTCGTCAATCAATGCAAAAGCAGATCTAGCCATTGGGTTATCAAGTATGCCAGCGGCAGATTTTTGAAGGTCATCCATGGAAGTACCTAGTACCTGTGAAAACTGTATTTGTTTTCTGAATAATTCTTCTGAACTTTTTGATACTCTTGATCTCTGTAATTGATCAATCATACCCAAAGTTTGTCTGATGTCTAATTCATCTGAAATATAACCAGTGAGCTCACTCATGGTCATACCAAATTCTGCACCCATTTTGGTACTGTTTGCTATTGCTCTAGATTGATCAGTGATTGCACTAACACCAAGTGTGGCAACCACTCTGGAATAATCCCCAAGAATTTGTCCTGCATCAGATGCCTGCATGCCTAGTGCAGTCAAACTACCAAACGCCTCACTGGCAGTCATGCCATCTAGGGTTTTGTTAAACAGTATACCTTGTCTGTTTAGATCAACTAAAACTTGTCCAGTGTTATAACCAGTAGTCACCAAGTTGTACAATGCAGTGCTTGTTAAACTGATTGCGCCAAGGAATAAAGATTTCAGTACTCCGCCAGCATCTTCGAATGCTTCTCTTAAAACACCAGTTTGTTTTTTGGCGTCTTCAGCATTTTCTTCAACAGTTTTATTAAGATTCTTCAAACTGTTTAATTGATTGTTGGCTATTTCGTTTCGTTTTTTGTCTGTTGCGTTTTGATTCTTGAAATTATCGTTGGTGTCTTTGCCAAGATTTTCCATGGCTTTTTTAGTTTCTTCACTGATACCAGACAGAGCAGACATGGCTTTCACCAAATCTCTCAGAGTAGAGTCCATGGCGTATGCAGGTAAGGTAACCTCGCGATCTCTGCCGTCTTCTCCTGGTATATTAACTGTGGTTTTGCCTGCCATTCAAAAAATCCATTAACACATGTTTTTATGGTGATAAATACCTTTGCGTATAAATCACTGCTTTATTAGTGTATTTATCGAAATAATTAACTGGAGTTTTAATATGGCAAATCCATTACAGGGCTTTTACCGAGCACCTAGGTTATACACACAATTACCATCTAAGGGTAAATTTTATTCTGATCAAGTCATTGACATGCCAGAGAACGGAGAATTACCTATTTTCCCCATGACGTCAAAAGACGAAATGATCATGAAGAATCCTGATGCATTGTTAAATGGTGAAGCAGTAGCACAAGTTATCCAAAGTTGTGTGCCTGCTGTTAAAAAACCTAGAGAACTATTAAGTAATGATGTTGATGCATTATTAATTGCAATGCAAGGAGCCACAAACGGTGACGATATTGATGTTACTGGACAATGCCCCAAGTGCAAAGAAGAAGTTACTTCTGTAGGCAGTATCGAATCTGCACTTGAAAGCATGACAACTCTAGAAGAAACTTACAGTTTTGAAACTGACAACGGTTTGTCAATTGAAGTGAGACCGTTCACTTACGAAAGTTCTGTGAAGGCAGGTATTGCAAATTTTCAAACCACAAGAAGTTTACAAAACATTCAGTCTATCAATGACGAAATGGAACAGCTCAAAGCATTCAACACAAACTTTATACAGATTGCCGCTCTCAACTTTGACTTAATGGTTGACAGTGTTGCCAGTATCAAAGGCAAAGATGCTGAAGGCGACGATTTTGTGGTAACTGATAAAAAATCAATCAGAGAGTTTATGGAAAACTGCGATGCAAAAATTGGCAGAGCCATTGAAGAAAACATTGCTGAAGTAAACAAGATTGGTGTTGAAAAGAAAGTTTTACTAGAATGTGAAAAGTGTAATGAACAATTTGAACAGGAGATAAATTTTGATCCTGTAAATTTTTTCACCGCTTCTTAGCAACACAAACATCTGAGGAAATCGTTAAGTTACTTAATAGATTACGCTCAGAAGCAGACCTACTAGAAAAATCCCTCATCGAAATTGCTGTGTATTCAGGCGGTAGTATTTCTTGGTCAGATGCACAACTCATGTCCGCACGTGAAAGAAACCTTGCTGTAAAAACCATCAATAATTATAATAGACTCAAATCCGGCAAAGGTGTTCAAGAAGAACTTTAATACTTATTAGGCCTGTAAGGCCTTTTCTAACTGCATTCATTCGTTCGTTTCACTTCACTCATTCATTTGTTCGAAATTTCTTTCGAAGAAAGAACATTTCAGTTTCACGTAGATGTTGAGGTCAGACGGAACCTGTTACGGTTCCATCAAAAAAAAATTGGCTTCACGTGAGTCGCGTCGGCCTGACTTGGAAGTAGGTGTTTTCACTGCTCTATGGGCTCTGACCTTTCCCAACCTACGTCGACATCATACATTAAGTGTATTATAAAATACATTCAGTGTATTACCTGTAACCTCGTTCCTACTCGTTACAGTTTTTAAGAGCTATGTGGTTCTTGATTGACAGCATTCAATCTACATCAATACTTAACACCATGGGTGTGTCTCAATGTGTTGCGTGTGTTCCTACTTTTCGGATACTTTTTCCACAGCAGTATTACTATCCGGCCTGCTAACCTTGTGTGCTGTTTATAAATTATGTGAAAGACTTGGTGTCTGTGAATGCCATGTGTGCCTGCAAGTTATAGTTAGTCCTTGTTCAGTGCTTCACGTAAGATTTTTGAACCTCCTACTCTTACGTTGATAATTCCATTATAGTAATCATCAGTGAGCAATACCTTGCGTTCAAATTGTTCCTGTGCTTCTAAGTAACTGGCTACACCTCTACTTGGACAAACATGCAGTATTTCACGAATAAAATTTTCTTCGCCATACTTTTCTACATCTGCTTTGAGATGATCTGAACTGCCCCAGTATTCTCGCCAATCACTTTCTTTGGTGCCTTTGCGTTTTCTTTTTTTGCCTTTAAGTGGTGGTTTAGTGGTTTTGAATTTTGCTAGTTTTTTGCCTATGTATTTTTTGCCATTTTTCTTGTTTGTGATCAAGTATACAAATGCTTCGCACCCTTCTGGTAGCTCGTCAATTTGTTTTCCTTTATAGATCCAATAAGACATACATTGATTTATCAGCCCTTCAATATCATGTACCAGTAAAATGGTCTAGAAGGATTCTTGCTACGATAAACCGCATGTTTTTGCAAACCAGAATCAGCAATCATTTGTTCAAATGTTTCTTCGGTTGCACCTTGTGCATTTTCATTAAGTATTACATATCCGCCTGGATTGAGGTGTTGCCGTACTTGCTGAAAGAATTTTTTATGTGATTGCCAGTCCCAGTCGATTGCTGTTCGTTCGCAATCATATTTAGTTTTGTGATCAATATTCCTATCTAAAAAGGTTTGATATTCACCGGAACTGTCATCTATAAAGTGAGGGGGATTACCTACTATTAGATCAAACTTCTGTTCTATATTATCAAAGCAATCGCTTTGAATAAAACTCACTCTGTGATTGTAATTTTGCTTGTGTTTTAATGTTTCATTTATACTGCGTTCTACATCTGCTTCAATGTCAGCACAAGTTAAGTTTCTAAAAATACCTTCTGCTAAAAATGTAAACCCTACAAATGCAGGACCACAACACCATTCCATGACATTTTGAAATTGTGTTCCTAAAAAATGCTTATTGAATATTGCTTTGTAATCTTCGAGTGTTGCTAATCCATCACCGTTATGATTGTCGTCAAAATAAATGGTTAGTCTTGGACTAGTTGGAGCCTGTCTAAACTCACTGGTCGACATACTCTGTGTCCGTGTTGTATGATGTAAATCCGCCTTCCTTGATTACTGTGAGTACATTGTTTACACGACCAACTAGTTCTTCTTTGTGCGAGATCAACATGATGTTTTTACCTTGCTCTCTGTTCATTTTTTTAAGTATAGCAAGACTGTTCTCTACACCCATAGAATCCATGCCGCTGTCTATTAATTCGTCAATACACAGCAAATTCATAGGCCTATTTAGACTCTCATATATGTCTCTAAATGCCCAACTTAGGCTCAAAATAAGTCGATTACGTTCGCCTCTGCTTAGATTATCAAAGTCTAAGTCACGCCCGTATTCTGTAATTTCAACGCCTAAATCACTTGCAAATCTCACATCATGTGGCAATCCTATCTTGTCCAAGTACCATGCTAAACGGTGATTTAAGTATGCTATGTTCTGATCAATAATACGTTTACGTATGAAACTGTCCTTGCTTGTAAGCAATTGATACAAGAATTCTTGATGCTCTTTTAAGAACGTTAACTCGTTTATATTGTCAAAACTAATCTCTTGCAAACCAGATTCTTTGAGAGATTCTATTTGCTCTATGTACGGATTGACGTCAGCAAGTTTTTCTTCAAGTTGTGTAATTAAGTTTTCGTAATTGTGTTTGTGCTCTAATGCACTTTCTAATGTGTTATAGAATGTGTCTTCTTCTTGCCCTATCTTGTCAAATGTTTTTATAGCATCACTAAGTTCGTTACTTCGTGATTCTACTTCAGCATTGTATTCGTTTTCTGCTTCTAACTTGTCACGTAAATCTTGTGTGTATTCTTCGTGTGTATCTAAGTGTGCTGTACTTTGTTCACATGCAGGACATACACCTTCTTCTGCTTTTACAATATTATCTTTTAGTTCTTGTATTTTTTTATTACTGCGAGTAAGAGATGTGCTGTTTCTTTCCAATTCGTTTTCTAATGTTTTTAACGAATCAGTTTGTTCTTTAACTTCTGCATTGTGTTTGTGTTTTTCTAGTTCAACATCAATGTCAATTTCTTGCATAGTTTCAACAACATTTTTAAGATCTACAACTTTATCTTGATGTGTTTTATCCCATGCTCTACTGCGACTTTCGATCTCTGTAATATTTTTTTCTATTCTTTCGTTGCTGTTCTTGATAGCAGTAATTTTAATTTCTTCTTCTTTAATATTGTCTTTTGTTTGCTTTAATAACTCTTTAAGTAATTCTGCTTTTTGCGACAACTCTGTGATACCAAGCAGTTGCTCAATCATTGCACGTTGATCGTTTGCTTTGAGACTGAGGAAAGGTTCCGTGTAAGTGTTCAGTGCAATAAGTTGCTTGAACATTTCATGTGGGAAGCCAATTACTTTTTCAATTTCTTTTTGTGTTTCTCTGCTATCGCCTTGTTGTTCACCATCACCAGGTTCAGTCCCGTCAACAAAAAACTTCAGTGTGTTAGGTCTACGCCCACGTTCAATTCTATATGACACGTCGTCAATTTCAAAGTCAACAGTAACAATCATTTGCTTACCGTTTGTTTTGTTTATGAGATTGTCTTTGCGAATGTTTGTGAGAGCATCGCCATACAGTGCATAACTGAGTGCATTAATGATAGTGGTTTTACCAGTACCATTTCTGCTACCGTCACCACCCAAGTCCAAATTATGTCCTAAAACTAATGTAAGTTGGCAATCTCCAAAATTAACTGCCTGCGTCTGTGCGCCAATACTCATAAAGTTTTTGGCACTCACATTTTTAATTTTCAGCATACTATATTTCTAAACCGTTATAGATATCAATAAGTTTTTGTTTGTCCACTGTGTTACTTTCGATTGTTTCTAATTGATTAATAACAATCTGATCAACACTTTCAAATTTAATCTCGCCACCTTCAAACTCGTTTTCTTCTTCTTTGATAGGCAGTAATTGTAATTCTCTAACATTATATTGTTCAGCAAACTTTTCTTTAATAAAAGTTGCTTCTTCGTAACTAATGCTTATATCTAATTTTACACGAGCATACGTATAGTTGTCAAGTAGATTTTCATGATCATCAAGTAATTGTTTAAGTGTAAAAACTCTATACTTAGGACATTCACCCCAATTCACATACACAGGTTCTTCGCCCCATGTTAAAAACATAGCACCACGTTCATCATCTGAAACGTCTGCATAATTATGTGGGAAAGCATTGCCAATGTAGTGTATGTTGTTTTTGTATTGACGTTTGTGGAAGTGTCCACTGAACACATACTCAGGACCACTTAACATTGTGTCATTGATGCCACCATGGTCTGGCATTTCTACCATTGCATTCATTTTGAAGTACGGTAATTCGAAATGCCCAAACATGTATTTGCATTTCATTTTTGCTACAGTTTTGTAATCGTCGCCTACAAGCCACGGTACAATAGCAACGTCATCTTCAAGGAACATGTCATCGACCATAACAAAGTTAGAAAGGTCTCTGGCATACTCAATGCTGTTTAGTTCACGTTTATCTCTGTAATACAAATCGTGATTACCTGTAATGAAATACACTTTTTCAAATGCGTCATTAAGTTTTTTTAGATCTTGAATTGAAGCATTCAGTGTAGCAACATTTACACTTGCTCTATGATGACTCCAGTCTCCGAGGAATATGCAGGTTTCTGCATTCCTTGCTTTTGCTTCTGCAATGAACCAGTCAATATATCTATGACAGTCGTCTAAATGTAAGCGGCTGTTTTGCTTTAATCCGTAGTGTATATCTGTAAAGCAAGCCGCTGTCTTAAACAGCGAACTCATTAGTAATCGAATGCCTCTGTGTCTGAATTTGTGGGTTCTTTTTCAGCACTTTCACGTAACCTTTTCATTTCATCTTCGTGTGCAATTTGTCTGCTGAAACTTGGTAAGTGACCTTGCTCAATAAGGATATCATCTCTGATAGTTTGATTTCTCTTTTCTAAGTTTAGAACTCTGGTAAAACTGTTGTTCACTGCCGCAGTATAGTAAGCAAAAGGATTATCAGATTTTGCTTCGTTAAACTGAAGGCCCACTTGGCTTAGTTGGACTAATGCTTGTCCACGCATTTCGTCTACATAAGTGTAGCCACGCCAGTTTGCTCTATGACTGTAACGTTCTACTAGTTTTAAGAACATAGTTCCTAGTTTATTTGTGATCTGTCCGTGTTTTGCATCAAACGTGCCAGTAGCAATATCGCCCTTCCAATGGCTTCTTGCTACTTCTTTAAGTTGCTTACCTACATACGCATAATGCTGAAATGGAGGGAAGTTTACTTTTGCTTTTGTGTCTGCTACTGTTTTTGGATTCTTTTTACGACCTTCTTCTTCAGGAATGTGATCGTAAGTCATGATGCGAAACACAACTTCGTCATCTCCTATGGTCTCTATATCTACAGCAAAGTCTTTTTGCTTTGGTTTATTTCGATAATTTTTCTTGTCATGTGTACTCATTGCTTCAGCATAGGCTTCACTTTGTAATCTAGCGGCCTTGTTTTCTTTTGCGGCCAGCAATGTGTTAGAATTAATTTCGCTGACATCATCTAAAATGATATCATAGATGCTGTATTGCTCGTCAGTTAACCAACAAAAACTCATTTTGCTTTTGTGTATTTCTTTTAATATGTCTTTGTTGTTTAGGTAATTTGTTTTCTTTGCGACTGCCATTGAGTCTCCTATAATAGATTAATTTAACAAACAGTATATAATATATATACCTTTATGTCAACCTAAAATGTACTAAATGTGGCTATTAACACTAGTTTTAACTATTTCGATAAATACAACTATAGGAGAAACCATGGCACTAGGACCAGAAGATTTTACAAGTACTACCACAGCAATTGATAATGTGCTTAACCAAGCCGCGGCCAAAGGTATTGACAAACTTAGAAATAAGAATCCACTGCTTGGTGATATAGCCGGTGGATTGCTAGGTAAAGTTTTTCCTGGCTTTGGTGGAACCCAGGCCGATTATGGTAGCTCATCATTTGATACGGTTATTGCACAAAAGTTAGCAGAATCCCTTGAAGAGAAGAAAAGTTTTATTAATACAGCATCTACTGATGAGTTAACACTAGACACTGGTCAGCCTCACATGGAAAACTATGACTGGAGAGCAAGACTGCGTCCAAAAAAAGGTGGCGAAGAAACATTTTACAATGCATTAGGTGCAGACCAATATTTAATGCAACCCATACAAGACTCGGGCGGTTTAGTATGGCAGACAACGCCACAGATATTCTTATCAGGTACAGCAGAGTATGAAACTCACCAAGAACAAGGTATGAATTATCCTGTTCAAACATTTAACAAAAGTGTACCACCTGAATTGCCAGTTGCGGCAGACTTCTATGCTACTAATAATTATGAAGCAAGATATCTTTTAGCAGTTTACACATTTATAAAAATTGCAACAAAAGGTTATTATGGTGATAGAGCAGTGGTTGATAAAGATTATGGTACGCCACCTCCGGTATTGTTATTTGAATATATGGGCGAATATGGATTTAATAAAATACCAGTAGTTATTTCAAACTACACTATTCAGTATCCAGATGATGTTGACTATGTACCAGTTACCTTTGGTGATAAAGTGACCTATGTGCCTTCGCGTTCAAACATCATGCTTAACTTATCAACAGCATACACACCTCACAGAGTGAGAAGGAACTTTAGTATACACAATGTTGCCAACGGCACATTACCAGGATTTATTTAATGGCTAAATCAGCAGACAACAAGCAAATTTATCGTGGAGATAGTTTTATTCGTAAAGATGAACTTATTGATAATAAGTTTTTAGGACTTAACGAATTGCCTAAAATTAAAAGCACACTGAAAGATGAGAGTTATGTAATTGCTCCCATGTACGATGAACGCCCAGATCTATTGGCTTATGCTATATACGAAAATTCACGATTATGGTGGGTGTTCTCACTTAGAAATCCTGATATATTAAAAGACCCAATCAGAGACTTTAAGGCCGGCACTAAAATAATTTTACCTTCGAAGAGCTCTGTGAATTCTTTGAAAGGTTAACAATGGCTAGATTTCTCGGTTCAAATGCAAGAATACCTGAATTTAACGATCCTTATGTTGGTAAGGTTTACGGAAACGTCTTAGACTATTTTTCTAATCCAACATACAACATTCGTCTTTATATGATGAATGATACATTAACCAAAGACGCCAAAGACGAACTATCAAGTCCTGATCCATCACTTGCACCTGAAAATCCAGGGGACATGGTTATACTAGCACAAACAGGAGTAGTAGGCGGGAATCTCATAGATAATGTTGAAATTACTAATCTCAGTAATGCCAATGGCCCAAATTCAGTTGGTGTAAAATTTACTATTACGCAACCAGGCTCTGCTACATTCATAGACGAAATGAAATTGGCAATGAAATATTTAGGCATGAAACCAAATGTCAATCCAAACTTGTTTTTGGAGATAAGGTTTCAAGGATACACAGGACCAACTGCCAGTGAAGGTGGTTCAGAAATATTAGATGAGGGTGGTTCCCCTCTGGTAATATCAGGCCCATATAGATACAAATTAGCAGTTAGAAACTTTACTGTAGCCATAGACAATGGTGGCAGTAAATATGACTTTATCTGTGCATCACTACAGAGTTTTGCATTTAGACGTTCCGTATATAAATTGCCAATTGAAATATCAACCAGTGGCAAAACCATAGAAGACCATGTAAACGTACTAAAAGATGCACTTAACAAATACTACGAAGAGTTGTCTGATAGTGAAACACCCGACCAATATGAATTTGATTTATCACAGTTAATTAACAAAGGTGATGCAGAAGACGATTTTTACACAATCAAAAATCAAGACTTGCTAACATCCGATACACAAGATGCTGAAAGAATAAACAGACAAATGAATGAACTTGCTAGTGTGGCTGATGCTATAGAACGTGAATCTGCTATTGTTCAAACCAAGAAAATTGAAAATGATGGCTCACCAGAAAAAATCATAGATGGTGACAAAATTACATTTCCAATTGGAACAACCATAGATCAATTTTTTGCAACATTACTTAGCATGAACGATGAGTTTTATACAAAAATCACACGAAGAGATGATATTGAGGATCCAGGATCAGATTCTAAACCGGAGCAAGCCTATGTGAGTTGGTATAGGCTTAATGCAATAACAGAAACTACTGGGTACGACAGCAAAAGAAAAGTGTATGCTTACAAATACAAGTATATACCTGTGCTTTATAAAAGTTCTAGAACTGACATTGCAGTTAAAGAAGATGAACAAGATCTCAAAACAGATTCGGCACAGTCACGCCTAGAACAAATAATTGCTGAAAGCGGTCTTAAAAAAGCATACAATTATATTTTTACTGGACTGAATGATCAAATTATTGCATTAGATATAAAATATGATGCTGGTGTGGCATTACTGTTAGCACCAGGTTTTGGTTCCGTAGGCAGTTTTTCAGTTGCGGAATCAAACAAACTTAGTACAACTATTCCTCAAGATCAAGAAACCACAGTTGAATCTGAAGTTGAAAAAGAAAAAGAAGCCAAAAAAGAAAATGACTTAGACAGCATAAAATCTTTCTTCAACGATATCAAAGATAAAATAGATGAGGGATTGGATTCGGTTAACACAGCATTAAGTACATTATCAGAATTAACAGGCGCCGATCTTGATGAGGTTACTGCTATACTTACTTCGGGTGACGATGATGCTTTAGATGATCTCATAGGTGGCATAGACAGTAATACTGCATCAGATCTTGCTGGTTCGTTGGGATACGATAATGTAATTAATGTAACGCCCGTAGACAGTTATGAACCAGATGAATCTCCTTACATTTATAGCACTGATTTGGTATTGGCTAGTGACAGTTCACAATCATCTGATGTATTAACAGAACTTGGATTTACCAAAGTTGAGGTTGACGAATCACTAAGTGACCCTCAAACCAAAAGCACAAATGTTTCTTCTAATCCAGTCAAAGAAGCCACATACAAATCAAACAGTGTGAGAAATACTCTGTTTGGAAATCTTGTTGATCAACACATGCAAGACAGATCATTTTTAATTAGATTAGATATGGAAATCAGAGGAGATCCTTGGTATTTAGGTGCACCTGGAATAGAAAGAAGCGATGAAGAAAGTGCAGACTGGTACCACAACGATAATCATTTTATACTGAGAATCAAAGCACCAGAAAAATTTGATATTGACTGGCGTGATGAGGACAGTGCATATAATAGTGGCTACTGGCAATACGACGGAGAATCCAGGACCTTTAGCGGCCTATATAGATATATATCTAGTGTGTGTACGTTTAATGGTGGTAGGTTTACCACAAACGTTACAGCATCAAGAATTGTAGGCACTAACCTTTTGAAGAAAACTGAAACAGAGGTTGAAGAGGTTGAAGAAAAAGAAGAAACTAATAACTTTGATGAGAATATGTTTGGAATGGGTCCAGGCGATAATTAAGGAACAACATGTCGCAGACAACTAGAACATTAAATAGAGACATCAATGAAATCGTAAATATAAGAGATTTCAGAGAGCGTCTTGGTGTTCCTAAAAACATTGCACTGGGAATCATCGAAGACAATCTTGACGAAGCATTCGAACATGCGATTGCAGTGAGAATTCCAGCAACTCAAAGTAGAAGCTCTCAGATTGTGCAATGCTTATGGTGCTCTCCGTTTGCAGGTACAACACGATATGCAAATCTCAGCGACGACATAGAAGACCCAGAAGGTGCTATACAATCCTATGGATTTTGGATGCAACCACCTGATATTGGCAACCATGTTGTTGTGGCATTTGGTGACGGTGATTCAAAATTTGGTTTAATATTATCATGTGTTTTTCCAGGAAAATTTTCAAACAGTATTCCAGGACAACCAGCGGCTGTATCATATGCCGACAGCAGTGTATCATTACCTACTACAGAAATAAGTCCCAAAGAAGGCAAGCCCACATCAAACGATAGACCGAGACCCATTGAGTTTGATTTATCAGAAGCAGTGGTCAAGCAAGGGCTGGCACTAGATCCTATTAGGGGATTTGGCAGTTCGGGTTCAAGACGTGAAGCACCCAGTGAAGTATTTGGTATACTAACACCAGGACGATTGCTTAAAAGCGGCGGCGGAGATTTAACACAGCCCGGCAAAAAATCTAACGTTAGAGCTTCAGGTCATCAGTTCATAATGGATGATCACAAGGACAGCAGAATTATCAGAATAAGGTCCGGTGGCGGCGCACAACTTTTGCTCGATGATACCACTGGTTCGATATTTATAATTAATCAAAAAGGCTCCGCAAAAATGGAGTTCAAAAACAATGGACAAATTGATATATTTGGTGAGAACAGTATCAATATCAGATCTATGGGAGACTTAAACTTACGTGCAGAATACAACTTAAATTTAGAAGCAGGGCAAAACGTACATGTAACTGCATTAGGTGACAACATAGCCGGACAACGAGCACCAGGTGGTGCTGTTATACAAGGCATAGCAGGAGACATTACAGGACCACTGGGCACAGGTGGTGAAATTAAATTAGACTCTGCCAGTGACATGCATTTTAATTCCAGTAGAAACTCATACTTAACAGCCAGTACTGGTGATGTCAATATAAACAGTGGTGGTTCTACTTTGGTAACAACAGGCGCTAATTCTATGTCTACTGGTACAGGTAACTTTGAAGTTGTATGTATGGCAGGCAGAGTTACAATGTTATCGGGTATCGGATTTGATGTGATAGCAGGTGCTGTTAATATGTTTGGTGGATTGGCATTTAATGCTGATGCTCTTGTTATGAATTTGAACAGTTTTGCAAGTACACCTACTCCACCTGTACCTCCGTATGCAAGACCAGCCAGTGAAACCGCAAAAGGCAAAAAGAAACTAGCACCAGAAGATGCACCAGAATTTGATAGAGATTCCACTGCACCACTTACTACTGGTGGTAAACGTACTGGCACGGTGCATGAGATTTTAACAACATTAACAAGACTGCCAGGCCCAGAGCCTGATATGCATTACAATTACGATCCTGAAAAGAATCAACTTATACCTAGTGACCTAGCAATAGACACACAAAACGAAGCAGTCAAGGCCGCTTATGAAAAAGTGGAAAATGCTACACAAGGTGAAGGCACTGTTGACCCTACCACAGGCAAAGGCAGTGATGTTCAAACCCCAAGTGGTACACAAGTTGCTATGGGTGCAGTAGATTCTGCTGGAAAAACTGTAACAGACTTACAAAACAGTATTACTGGAGCCGCAGATCAAGCAGTTAGTGCCGCAAGTCAAATTGCAGGAGCAGGCAATGCTTTATTAAACAGTATCCCAACCTTTGCTGGACTTGCCGCTGTATATAACGAATTCAAGGAAATGGCCAAAGATCAACTTTTACAGATCACAGGATTGGATGAAATGACCGCGGCATTCAAAGCAATGTTGCCACCAGTTAGATTTGCAGTTTCAAATCCTGAACTAGAAAAAGTGATTGGTATGGCTAAAAATTTAACTGAGATTGAAGCAAGGCTAAGAGCATTTGCACTTGAAGCCGGCATACCTGTTGATTTACTTGAAGGGCAAGTACAAGAATTAATGGGAGAGATTAACAACATTAAATCTCAATTTGCAGACATCAATGGTGTTATCACAGACGTAAAAGGATTTGCTAATGCATTAGAAGCACAAGGTATTTCAATGATACAAGATGCTGGAGGATTTATATTTGAAGATGCTAACGGTTTTCAAATTGTTGATTTCTCAAATGGCTTAGGTCCTATAGGCGAAACAGTTGGTTTTATTGGCGATATGAATAAATCTTTTGAAAGTGTTAAACATGCTGTAAAAACTCCACTGAGCAATAATCAACGTTTAGCAGTAACAAGTTTTGCACATCACATTGGCCCAGAAAGATTTTTGAACAGCAATGTACTGAGAGCAATTAATGAAGAAAAATTTGAAATTGTTCCTTATCTCATGAAAGGTTGGACTATGGCACCAAGCACCCCAGGTGGCGATATGGAAAAACAAGAAACGTTAGTGCAAATGAGAGCATACGAAGCAGAAGTATTCCAAACATCAGATGAACAGGGTATTGGGCTTACCAGAGATTATCCACGTGGTGGCGCACCACTTGGCGAACTTGCTGAAGATTTATATTACAAGAGACAAGATTTTCACAAAATGAAGTTCCAAGGAGATCCAAATGCGGCGTTTGGTGCTCCTCAAACCATAAACGAAATTAAAGCGGCCTTTAGAAACTTTAGTTTTGATTCAACGAAGATCTAGTAGAAGTCAATTCTCCGATGCGTTTGTAGGCATCATATTTCAATTTGCTTTCTTCCAATAGATTTCTTTTCAATAACTTTATAGTATCCTCAAGTGCTAAAATTTGTCGACGATAGATTTCTGCATTAGAGTCTTCATGATTTGACATAGTAAATATTTACACTTTTATAAAAAAAGAGGGGTCAAACCCCTCTTTTTTATTATGACAGCACTAAATTTTCCATCTCCGAAAATTCAGTTGGAAAGTCAACACCATCATATCTGTAGTTGCCTACTAGATTAACAGTGTTGAACGTAACAAACTTTTTGGTTTTGTAGTCGTAAATGCCCATCTCTACAAAGCCTTTTTTGGTTTCATAAATTTGATGGAATCTGCCCGACTCTTGTTTGTTACGTTGCTCAGCCACAGCCCAAATATCTCTGAACTTTTTTGCTAACCGACGCATTTAAGCATCCTCTTTCTGTGGGTTTAGGGTTTCACACTTTGCAGTGCTTGTATGTATTTAAGCACACTCTAGAAGTATTGTCAAGTGTTTTTGGTAATTAAAACTAGTTTTAATAAATTAGATAAATACTTGTATGGTAAACTTCGTAGGATTCAGCACAGTAGAAAATTCAGCACCTTTTACGTTGACAGGTTCTGAATTGGTAAAACGTGATTTATTGAATGAACTTTATACTCGCAAAGGCGAAAGAGTAATGAATCCAACTTTTGGTTCTATTATATGGGATCTTTTAATGGAGCCTAGCACAACAAAGTTACAAAAAGAAGTTGAAGAGGATATAGAAAAAATTTTTAATAGAGATCCTAGAGCAAAGATTAAAACACTCAATGTTATAGTGCTTGACCATGTAATTCGTGCCGAAATTGAATTTACATTCGTGCCTCAGAATACCACAGATTCACTTTATGTTGAGTATATAAGAAATATTTCGGAAGGATTGTAATGGCTATTAATAGACAAAATAATTTATTTGCGGCAGAAGATTGGAAAGTTGCATATAAAGCATATACTAAAATTAACTTTCAAGCATACGACTTTGATACTATAAGAAGTTCTTTAGTAGATTACATTAGGAAAAATTATCCTGAAAATTTCAATGATTACATTGACAGTTCAGAATTTATTGCCATCATTGATCTGTTAGCATACCTTTCACAATCACTTTCTTTCAGAATGGATCTTAACAGCAGAGAAAACTTTTTAGAAACTGCTGAAAGTAGAGATTCTGTTTTCAAACTTGCACGTATGTTAGGATACAATCCTAAAAGAAACATTGCCGCAAGTGGACTAATGAAAGTTACCAGCGTTAGAACAAACGAGCCTATTACAGACAGTTTAGGTACTAACTTATCAGGTAGAACAATTTATTGGGACGATGTTAATAACGGTCAAAGTTACGAACAATTTATAACAATCTTAAACAGTGCTATGAGTAAAACAAATAGGTTTTCGGCACCTGTGAAAGAAGGCACAATCAATGACATTCCTTCAGAACTGTATCAATTAAATACTGCATTGAATGCACCTATAACATACAACATTCCTATCTCAGTAAATGGTGTGAAAAGAAACTTCAATGTAATTAATCCAGATCTCAAAGACAACGATCAATTTTATGAGAGGCACCCAGACCCTACAAATCCTTTCCATATGATTTATAGAAATGACAGTAAAGGTCTTAACAGTAAGGATACTGGTTTTTTTGTAATGATAAAGCAAGGTGATTTACAGTCACAAGATTTTAATTTTACTACACCAGTTGAAAATAGACAAGAAACAATATCTAAAATTGATATCAATGAAGATGATGTTTACTTGCAAGAAATCAATGCAAACGGCTCTGTTAAAAATAAATGGACAAAAATTCCAAACACAATTGGGCAGACATTAAATTACACTAGTTCATCGTTGAACACACGTAATCTATACGCAATAGAAAATAAAGGCACAGCAGGAATTACTCTTAGATTCAGCGATGGAAACTTTGCAAACATTCCAAACGGTGTATTTAGATTATGGCATAGAATAAGTTCCCCTACTAGATATGTTATCAAACCAAATGATGCAAAAAATAAATCAATCACAATACCGTACAAAAACGAAGATGGTAAAAACTTTGGTTTGACAATTACATTCGATTTAATGGAGGTTATTAGAAATAGTACACCTGCAGAAAGTTTAGCGGCTATCAAAGAAAGAGCACCACAGGTATTCTATACACAAAATAGAATGGTGTCAGCACAAGACTATAATGTGTTCCCACAAAGTCAAAGCACAAACATTACTAAAATGAAGGCAATCAACAGAACTCACAGCGGACACAGTAGATACATTGATATCAACGATCCTACTGGAGCATATAAAAGTGTTGAAACATTTGCCAACGATGCGTTCTTGTATATAGATGACGCAACTGAAAGTGAACAAATTTTTGTTAACGATACTTCAACACCTGTGGAAATTACAGCAAGTATTTTAACAAACAAATTAAAAACATTATCATTAAATAATTTTGTTTACTACTCTATGAGAAACATTTATACTGACCCTACTGCAAATGGCAGTGTAAACACATTCAAATATACTGTAGCAGATAATGTGTTGTGGAACACACAACCATCCAAAGCAAAAGGCACAACAGGATATTTAACTGAGCAGTTCTCTACTGGTTCTGTTGATGTGCTCACAAACAATCCTACTATAGGATCAGAAACTTACAATACGCATGGTAATAAATTATTGCCTTTGAAAGAAAATTGTTTCTTAAAATTTGTAAATCCAAATGACACAGCACAAGTTGTTTGGGCACGAGCCATTAAAATTTCTAACAACGGAGCATTGTCTAGTGCATTGTCCACAGGAACTGGTCCTTGGACACTAAGTGAAGATGTACCAACAGGATACAGACTCATAGAAGTTATACCTTCATTGAGAAAACAATTTTCTACAACTGAAGCAACAACGATCGTAGATAAAATTAAAGCAGAAGAATCGTTTGCTTTAGGTTATGATTTATTAAAAGATTCTTGGTACGTGATTAGCTCAGCAAATATCTCTACAGATACAAAAACTAATGCTTTTAGCATAGACAATAATTACAGAGGAACAAACAGTTGGCTATTGTTTATGGAGTATTCTGCTGTTGATAACAATACTTACAAATACACATTAACAACAAGAGGTTTTGATTATGTTGTTCAAAGCAAAAGCGATCTCAAATTTTACAACACAAAAAGTATTAAAGTATTAGATTCCAACAACAGAAGTAAACGTGATAGTGTAATCTTTACTACAGTGAATACTAGGCCGGGCGAAACTGAAACATTCAGTTGGACAGGCAGTGCGTGGCAAAACGAAACAATTGGAGTTTCAACTGTACCACGTGGTAGATTGGTAGAAATACCGTTGAGAACCAGAGATACTACCTGGGAAGATGTTAACGTTTCTTGGGTAAGTAATTTTGGTATTTTAAGAACTGATGTTGGTGCCACCCCACAAAGTTACAGAGATAGAGATTTATTTGTAAATGATGCTGTGGTTCCTTTGAACACATTTAGCAGTTCAGGCGGTGTGTCATCGGAAACTAATGTTGTTATTCAATCTAATACAGGTAAAATTAGTTCCATGCCATCATACATAGACATATCATTTAATGCAACCACATTTGGCTCTGATATTGTAGACGATTCAGGTACAGTTGCATTTATTATGTATAAGCAGTTACAAGAAAACGGTTCATTATCAACTGAGCAATTTGTCCAAGCAAACTTAGGTGCTACATCACCACAAGCAACAGATAAAAATGGAAATGCCATTGCAGATAATTTTGGTAGAATACTTTTTACCAAATGGGATTCAGTAACAAGAACAGGTACATTGCGATATACTAATTTACAAAATTCAGATTATCTGTATATGTCAGACACCAGTGGTAATATCAGCAACGACAAATTAAATGTCTATTATGAAAATAACAGAGATAAATTGGATAGACCGATTGTTTGGGACGTTGTAGATGTATTCAAAGAAGCAGACGGATATATTGATGCTAGGAAAATCAAAGTTGCACCAATAGACACTGATGGTGATTTAGTACCAGACTATCCTTTACAATTTTCTGAGTTTGCTGACAAAACAGACTTGGTGTATTTTGAGTATTATAATGACTTTGACGGTTATAGATACAATAGACCATTTGTAGGCAACATAGTAGATCTACGAGATGAAACTGTACTAGATATTTCAAACAGTAGAAACATTCTGTCTCCAGGCAGTTTCAATAGGCAGTATACTCTTAATACTTTAGATTGGATTGTTGTTAAAACAAAAGCATTAGCACTAGAATTTGAAAACAAATCCAATGCGTCTGGTTTGATAATTTATGTGTTAGATGATGATAAAACGTATCAAGTTACACCAATTGGCACATCTATCACCGAAACAAAATTAATAGAGGCCGCAGATTATTTTACAAGGCCAGGCAGAGGTCAAACTCAAAACAATCTAGCACCTATTAAAGAGAATGCCATTATTAAATGGAATCATATTGCACCCGGTGATGTGAGAATTGATCCAAGCATCAGTAACATTATAGAAATGGTCATGCTTACAACAACATACTACGAAGAAGTTCTCAAATGGCAAAATAGACAAAATACAGAATTTCCATTAGAGCCTACAAGCAATCAGTTAGGCATAGAATTTGAAAAATTAAATGATTATAAGAATGCAACAGATAGTCTAGTATTTAGAAGTGCAAAATTCAAATTATTATTTGGTAACAAAGCCAATAGTAAATTAAGAGCAAAATTTAGAGTTATCAAATTGTCAGATCAATTCAGTGACAATGAATTAAAAACTAGAATAATTTCTGTAATCAATCAATACTTCAATGTGAAAAATTGGGAGTTTGGTGAAACATTCTACTTCACAGAATTGAGTACATATATACACCAGCAGTTAGGAAGTGCGATTGGTAGTATTGTTATCATGCCACAAAACAGCACAGGCAAGTTTGGCGAAATGTTCCAAGTTAAGTCTGAACCCAACGAATTATTCTTGAGTACTGCCACTGTAAATGATATCGAAATTATCAGTAGATTGGACAGTAAAACATTAAGTAATAACGACTTACAGGAAGAAGTCAATGTAGGTAGTAAATATGCAAACGCAAACAAAGAAGCAGGACCATATGCAATCGAAGGTTACTATCCATTGTACTCATCAAAAGAAGTTGCTGAATTAGCAGGTAACGGTACAACTCATATGCATACATTCTTTGGGCAAACTTTCTATATGCCAAATGGTGTGACATACTATCACGGAAATTATAAAACATCAGACACCACGATAAGCAGTAGCAGTTCTGATACTTCGTCTGGCACTGGCACAGGTTCAAGTTCAAGTGGAGGCAGTAGTTACTAATGGCTGATAAGATTTATAAAAAGTTACCAGTTATACATCAAACTAATGCTATCAAAAATTTCTTTGATAACACTGTTGAGCAATTATTCAGCAAGGCTAATGTTGAATTAGTCAAAGGGTTTATTGGTAGCCAACGTGGCGAAGACCATGATGTAGAAGGTGCATATATTATACACCCTACTGCGTCAAAACGTTTCTATAGTTTATCGCCTACAGTTAGTACAAAAACATCAGATACTAACAAGCCAGAAAATTTAATTTTTTATGATGAGTTTATAGACTTATTAAAAAGTTATGGTGTACAGACAAAAAACCATAATAAATTATTTTCAGATAGATATAGTACATTTTTACCTCCTATAAATGTTGACAAATTTATTAATTACCAAGAATATTATTGGGTACCAGAAGGACCATCGGTAATCACAATAACTGGTACAGCATCTGATTATATAGATATAGACTTAGACATACTTGGTAAAAAAACTTATACATTGCCTAATGGTAAGTCTATGAGAAACGGAATGAAGGTAGAGTTCTCAGGCAACTATGTCATTCCAGCAACAGAAACTAGCAAAACATTTATTGTATCTGGTGTTGGCGATGCAATAAAATTAACTGAAATAACATCAAACAATCCTGTATCTTATAGACTTGATACATCAGTAGATTGGGAAAAAGATTACTTAATTCAGGAGCGTGGTGCTACTAATAAAAACGCTTGGAGTAGAGTTAATCATTGGTACCACATAGAAAATTTCAGAGATGCTGGCGATTCAATACCAGAAAAAACCAAACGTGCAAATAGACCTATTATAGAGTTTGATAAAGAATTAGAATTATACAAGCATGGAGAGAAATTACTTTACACTGTAAATGTTTCTGTGGCTGATTTCTCAATTGCTGACGTAAAGGGACTTAAAACAGGACAATTAGTTGATTCAGTAGATGTATCAAATGCATATATGATCTTTCCTAATGAAGATAAGGAAGTTTCACAATACATCTATCAAGGCTCAAACGCACAAGCATTTGTTACACTATCTAGAGTTCCAGCATTAAATAATCCAGCAGGCGCAGTTGACGGCGATGATAATTTTATACCAATGACGCCAGTAGTTGGTGATGTTGTTTGCGTAGATTCAGGTTCAAAATATCTTGGTTCCGAATATGTCTGGACTAGTGTAGGTTGGGTACAAGCACAGCACAAATCAAAAATTAATCAAGAGCCTTTATTTAATCTCTATGATAACAAAGGACAATATTTAGGTGATAGTGATTTATATCCTCAGAACAACTTTACAGGAAACAAAATCTTTGGTTATGCAACTAGCATTCCTACCGGGGAAAGTAACACAAGTGTAAGTTTGGTTTCTGATATAGAGCTTGGGTTTCCGTTAGTATACAAGCAATTCAAATCTAGTTCAGAAATACTGTTTGAAAATTTTCAAAAAACAGGTAACTATAATTTTATTCCGTTTGGTGGCAACTCAAGCAAAAACATCAGTGGTTACAAATTTTACAAGTTAAACAAAAAAGTTGTAGAATATCATGCACATTGGAAACATGTTTCAGAACCTAATGTACAAAAAATTGTTTCTACATATTCTTTACCACAAGCAGTTGTTGATAGACAAATAAAAGATTTTTATATTGGTGCTGAACCAAAAAGCAATCCTAAATTTAGTAGCGGCTACGAAATTACAGTTACACTTAACGGTGATGAAATCACAGGCTTTCAATACTTTAGCACCAACAAAGGTTTTATACGACTAGATTCTATTCCATATTCAGCAAATGATATTTTAGAAATCAGTGTAAATTCAGAAGTAGGATTAATTGACGATCAAAATATTTCTAAATACGAATTACCAATTGGTTGGAAAAACAATGTACTAAAACAAGATATTGTTGGTATAAGTCAGCCACAATATATGGAACACTTTAGTGATTACATGAGCAACCAAGAAGGTTTCTCTGGATTAAAATTTGGTTCAAATAATTCTGATAGTATTGTTAAAAGTGATACATTTGCAAACAAAATTGTAAACACTGATCAAAATGTTATACTAGGTTCATTTTTACTTGATGATCAACCACACAACTTAATAGATGCTTTGAAATTTAATAGAGCTGAGTATGTGAAATTCAAAAACAGAATCAAAAATGAAATTAACAAATACTATGATACCAAAGATACAGATGGTATTGCTGTCAGTGATATTTTAGAACAAGTTATTCGAAATACACAAAGTTACAAAGTAGGCAGAGATGTATTTAATAGAACATATATTTTGCCATATGGTGACAATTACAAAGAAGAAGAATTTTTAGTTGGCATTCCAAGTACGCCTGCAGATAAGACATTTACAAGTGTATATGATGCAGACCTAGACAAACTTGAACACAGTTTATTGGTATTTCTAAATCAAAAATTATTAACTGTTGATCACGATTATGTAATAAGTTCGTTTGAACCTTTAACCATTACAATACAAGACAGTGTTAATTTGAGTTCTGGTGATACTGTTTTATTTAAGTTATACGATGCAGAAAGAGATAGTGCTCAATGTCCTCCTACTCCAAGCACAATGGGATTATATCCACTGTTCAAACCTGAAATTACAATAGACAAGAGTTTCTCTCAACCCTTAAAGGTTATTATAGGCCATGACGGAAGTGAGACACCTATCAAGGGAGACTTACGTGATGACTTGTTATTAGAATTTGAAAAGAGAATATTTAACAGTGCTAAAGCAGAGTTTAGAACTAATAACAGCATGCCAGAACATAGTGTGTTTAGTTCACAAAATGGCGAATTTAGAAAAACATCATTAGAGTATAAAGAGTTCAATGACTTGATGATAAGTTCATACTCTAGTTGGTTGCAGAGAAATAATCTCGATGGTACAGTCAATGAATTCTATGATGAAAATAATAAATTTACATGGAACTATGCAAATACAGGTTTAATACCAGGGCATTGGAAAGGCTTCTATTTGTATTACTACGATACCATTAAACCAAATACTCATCCATGGGAAATGTTAGGCTTTACAGAAAAGCCTATATGGTGGGACAGCGAATATGCTTTGTATGCTTCGGGCGATACAAACAAAGTAAGTCCTATTATAGATTATTCTCCTACCAATGAAAAATTATGGAATGATTTAGAGCAAGGCATAATAAGAAAAGGCCCTAGAGCAAATATTCACAATGATGCGTTCAAGAAGAACAACCCCTTTAGAAGAATTGGACTGCATGAAGTAATTCCAGTTGACAGCAACGGCGACTTGATTGCACCTGCTGATATTATTTCTACAGATACCACAACACTAACAAAGCAATGGAATAACGAATTTGTAAATGCCCTTACAGATATTCAAGTAACATCATTTGCTAGAAACGACGGTGTATCAGTTTCACTAGATAGCGGTAATTTGTATGTACAAAGTCATACTATACCTAATCATACACTAGACGGGTTACACTACGAACATTCTGGACACGCCACACTAGATGGCGAGTCAATTGAATTTGATGCTGTAAGTTACACTATTCCAAAAAGAGATTTAGCAAATATACCTCCTACAGGCAATTCACAAAAGCAAGGCAAGGGTCCTGTTGCTGTGGCAGTAAATGGTATACCGGTATACAATATTAAATCAGAAGAAAGTTGGAAAGGCGAAGGTGAATGGCATTACTCAACTGTTACAAAAAATCATGATCCGGATTCAGGTCATGCAAGTGTTGAGGACGGCATTTTACACTATCATGTCTTTAGTCCACGTGTAGCAGGATTAACTGAGTGGAGTACAACTGAACACTCCCCAATAGTAGGTTGGGCATTAGATGGTCTGCCTATTTATGGTCCATATGGATACGGTGGTGCTCAAGGTATAGACTCAAACAGTATTGTGAGAATTAAATCTAAATGGGCAGTGAGATCAGGTACAAGACAATCTGGTCCAGGTGGTGCTTACACTGGTCAATTTATAGAAGACTGGGAACCAACTGCCGGCAGTGGTGACGAGTATGTTGATGAATATAATGTTAGATATGCACGTACACCAGAATCACCGAATACACCTATTAGATTTTATGTTGCCACAGTAGATGAAAACAACAAACCTGTTTTCCCTTTCCATGTAGGCGGAAGTTCAGGGCAAGGAACTTCAGGTAATAATGTTTATCAAAATTGTTTTTATTCAAATGCTCCTGATACAGGTTTAATAAAAGAAATAAAAATCAAAAACAAAGGTGGGCAGTACACTAACGCAACAGTTGCAATTACTGGCAACGGAAGTGGTGCTACTGCTACTGCAACTATTGTTGATGGTGCTATACAAGCAATTACAATCACAAATTCCGGCTCAGGTTACACTGAAGCATTAGCAACTATACAAGGTGATGGCTACAGAGCTATATTAGAAGTAGTTATAGATGAAACAGACAATAACAAAAATAATGGGTATATAAATCAAGATGCTGATTATTATATAAGAAGCACATTAAATACTTCAGTGGTTAGCACAACCGGTATTTCTGGTAAATGGTCATTTGGTGATTGCAGTCCAGCAGAGTATGCGTGGAGGAACACAGAAGAATTTCCTTTTGCAATGTCGGAGGCACTGCTATTATCCAAACCAGGATTGTTTGCTACTTTCTTTAGTAATCCAATTTCTTTAACAAGGCCTAGTTGTAACAAAGAATATATTCTCAATAAAAATACTGGAGAGTTTTGGAAGTTTTATGATCCAACGGAATTCCATATACATGGCGAACTAGATCAAAATAAAAATTTCATAACAGCAATTGGTTATACACAATTTATATACACATGGTTAAAGTTTCAAAATCTCAGCATTGTAGATGACTTTGCAACTAAAATGAGAACCCTGAATACCAATTTAGCACAGAGAATGAGTGGCTTCATTGATAAAGACACCATGGTTGCTAGAACAGACCAATATAGTAATGACGGTAATGCTACAAGTTTAATTATACCACAAGAGAATATAAATGTCAACCTACATAGTAGTAATTATAAATCAAGGAATTTTTATAGCGGCATTATTATTGAAAAAAGTGCTGGTGGGTATATTGTAAGAGGGTACGATAAAAACAGAGGATACTTTAATGTATTACCAGTTGATCCTAAGAGTCCTAAATCGTTAATTTCTGTTGGTGGCGAACCAGCACCACATGTTAAATGGGCACCAGAACAAAGTTATCCTAAAGGCACAATAGTTGAGTATAATAGAAGTTACTTTAGAGCAAAACTAAATGTTACATCTGGTACAAATTTTGATCCACAGTATTGGAATACATTAAGTAAATTACCACAGAAAAATGGTGCAGAAGCGGCATTGTATCAAGTTAGAAAATCAGTACCAGTTAGAGTATACTATGATACAGAATTTGAAACTATACAAGAAGTTTTTGACTTATTAATAGGCCTAGGTGCTTATAATAATCAGGAAGGTTTTGACTTTGGAGAATTTGACGGTGCTATCAATGATGTCAATGACTGGATGTATGCTGGCAAACAATTTTTGTTTTGGACAACAGGTAAATGGGAAATAGGTAATACCATTGAATTATCACCACTTGCAAAACGTTTGTTGTTTACTGCTCCTCGAGGTTTTATTGCTAAGATTAATAGGACTGACAGAGATCAATTTTCTATCATAGATCAAACAGGCGCAGTTGTTGATCCTGGTAAATGCCAAATTAATAGAGAAGGGTCTCAAATAGAAATTATTCCTCCGCTAGGACAACAAATTTATGGTTGCATGTTGTTCACAAAAGAAATTGAACATGCACTAGTGTTTGATAATCAAACTGTGTTTGCTGATGTAATCTTTGATAATTTATATGATCAAAGACATAAGAGAATCAAGATCAAAGCAAACAGAACAAAGAACTGGACAGGTAAATTCTTTTCAGAAGGCTTTATAATTGATGGTGACGAACTTAGACCAAACTTAGATAATATGGCGGAAAGTTTAGGTCGCTATCATGAATTAGGATTTGTGCCTGTTGAAAAACAACTATACGAACAAAGTAGAGCATTGTTTGGCTACCAAGAAAAAAGTTATCTAACAGAACTTGATGTGCTTGATGAACAACAGTTTGAATTCTATCAAGGCATGATTCAGAATAAAGGTACTAAGGAAAGTTTAACACGTTTGGCTAACAGTAACAGTATTGTCCAAGGCAACATTACTGTATACGACGAATGGGCATTACGTGTAGGCGATTTTGGTAATACAAAAAACAAGCAAAACATTGAACTTAAATTATACAAAACAGACTTCAAACAGAATAGTCAATTAATAAAATTAGATTATCCACAAAGTACAACTAATTGTATTGAACGCATAGATGTGTTCGAAGCAAGATACAATTACGAAAGATTACCAGAGATTGAAATATCAATGCCTAGTAATCCTAAAGGAAAACGTGCAACAGCAGTTGCTAAGTTAAACAGCAATAACAAATTAGACAGTATTATTGTAACGGAGTCTGGTTCAGGTTATGATGACCCAACTGCATTAGCCGCAAGAGTAGTTGCTTCAAATGTATTAATCAATGAAGTAGAAACTGTGCTTGACAAAGCATTAGCAATTGGTAATACATACATTACTGACACAACTTCTACAGAATTTGAGATCACAGATCATGTTTCTGAAAGCACTGTTAGGCTTACTGTTACACATTCAGACGGTACTTCAAACGTTACTGGTGCAAATATTGCAAGTGCAATTAACAGTAATACTAGTCTGAACGTTAATGTCACAGCAAGTAGCATAACAAACTATACAGACCTTGATGCAAACGCATCTGTAATTGATTTAGTTGCAAAAGATATTATTACTTTATCAGGTAGTGATTTTACTGTGGTAGACGGCGCAAACATTGGAATAACTAATGCTAGATATCAACCTCAACAAAAATTTAGTCTTGTTGGCGCATTAGCAAACGAAGATCCTACTTATACAACTACAGCAAATGATATAGTTGTGGAAGTTGATGATGCAAATGTACCTAGAGTTGATCCGAATAATCCTTTAGATATATACTGGACATTTGACGAAGGTTCTAATTTTTCAATTACAACACTTGCAGAATATCCATCACTTAATACAAGTAATATTGCTGATGCAGACAACAATGCATTTGAATTAGTTAATAACAGTGTATCTTTAGCATTTAATAGTGCTCAAAACATAGATCCATCTAATTTAGTTAAAGGCGACAACAGCCAATACAAATACGTTGAAGTTTTTGTAAACAATGTGAGAATTTATAATTCGCCTAGCACATACACTTCAGATGGTACATTAGTTTCAAATGGTAATGTGTTTACATTGGCTACAAACAGTATTACTTTTAATGATATTAGTCTGTTACCTGATTCTGTATTAACAGCAAAAGTTAATCCACCAGGAGATTATGATGCAAACGAACAACAACGTGACACTTATTATGCGTTAGATGAAAATGCTGTAATACAAATTATAGAAAGACCTACACTAACTTTCACTGAAAATTTTGTTGGTGATCTACCTAATTCTAAAGTGAGAATCAAAGTAACTGCTAAAGAAGGTATTGCCCCTAGAGTAGGAATCAAGCGAACATATGATGTTGTGCCGTCATCGTCAAAAGACATACTAGTATTTGATATTGACGATGCTACAAGATTCTTGAAGAAACCAGAAGGTGATAAAATCAGCAAACTTTGGCCAACTACAGCCAACGTTGATATATTTGGCATGACAGACAGTAACTATCCTAGAATTAGTAATGCTGGTTATGTAAACTCAGCGAATGTTAACTTCTTGGCATTTGATGTAGAAAGTATTAGTGATTTATACAGAGATGATTTTATATTCAAGCCAAAACAAAATGATTACATACATGTTGCTAAATCAGAAAACGAAGATTGGAACGTATACGAATTAATTCCTGCAGGTGATAATTTATTAAGCGAAACAGCAAGTAAAAAAGTAAACTATCTAGAAAGAAGTGAAAGTGGCAATGTAACACTGTTTACAAATTACAGTTTGATATCATACATTGACAGCAACCAAATTGGCGAAATCAATACTGGAAAATATTTAGATTTTGTGTTGTCATTACAAAACGCAAATGTAAATGATAACATTGTTGTATGGAACAACGAAAGAATAATTAGAGAAGCAACCAGCAAAGTTAGAGGCTTTGAGGCACCAAGGCAGATTGAAGCAAGAATTCAATCTATTGGTCCTCTTAACAGTTATGACATTATATCTACAGAACCAGTTGTAAGCCAAGTGTTGTCTGGATTACGTGCTAGTATTGTAAGTAGCAGTGATGGAAACACCGTACAATTAACCGGGTCTATAGGCACTATCAGTAACGGTGATGCTGTACAAATCATAGATAACATTGGTACTAAAGTACAACGTGACGCTGTAGTTGCTACAGTAACATCAGGTAATGTATCTCTTAACCCAACTAGTATTGCTAACTTAACAATTACAAGTGCAGGCTCAGGATACTCAGAACCACCTACTGTTACAGTAACACCAGACTTAGGTGCAACCATTACAGCAAACATAGAAGGTAATGTAAGCACCGTAAACATTATCACTGACAACAATTTCCAACGTGCTAATGTGTCACTTGGCGGTGGTGGTGGAACAGGCGCTACAGTGCGTACAGATATTTTTGATGCTGAAATTGTGGGCTTTACAATTACCGACCCAGGACAAGATTATTTGTACACTGGACCTGACAGTAACGGCGATTACAATGCTACTAATCCAGTAACAGTAACAATTACTCCACCTAGTTCAGGAACAACAGCAACAGCAGAAGTCAGAGACATGGACGTTGACCCAGTAACTGGTCAAATATTAAATATCAATATTTTAGAACGTGGTAGCGGTTATGAAAGTAACAATTTACCTACTGTGACAATCACAGGCACAGGCGGACAAAATGCAACCGCAGTACCAATTCTACAAGGTAATGTGAGAGCAGTTGTTACAAACATTGGCTCTGGATATACTCAAGCACCAGCAGTAACCATACACGGTGACGGCACAGGTTTCTCAGGCGAAGCAGTAATAAATGCCAAAGTTACAGCACTAAATGTTGTGAATGGCGGTGTAGGCTTTACTAGCACACCAACAATCAGTATCAGTGGTTCAGCAACAGCAACACCTAATATGAATTTTGGAAATGCTGAAATTGATCAAAATATTCTTGATGACTCTAGTGGTAGTTTTGCAAATACCAGTATAACGGTTACTGGTAGCATCAATGTAGACACACAATTTGGTTTACCATCAGATGCAAACACAGCAACTATTGCTAAAATTCAATCACTGTTTACAAAAACTCATAAACTGATTGGCTATTCACAAAATCCTACAAATGCATTGCTCCATATAAATGAGCCTTTGCTCGAAGATGCTAATGTTGTAAGTAACATTAACAATTTAGCATTTGTTATAAAATCATATAAAGATTATTCTAGTGATACAGGTAGATATCACATTGTTAGCAATGTCACACAAAGAAGTTTTACCATTACAAGACCTAATAGTGTTGCTGGTAATGCCTTAAGTGTTAGACACTTAAACAATACAAAATTAGTTACACGCAATCCAGATCTTCCACTAAGCGATAATGATATTGTGAGAGTATTTGCAAATAACTTTGAAGGTATGTTTAGAGTTAAAAGTTCTGAAAATGGCAATATTACAATTCCTTCTCCGTTTACATTTGGATACCAGTCAGGTACCATTACCACTGAAGGAATCAAAATTAAAACAGTAAGTGATCATGGTATATCGCCTCTATATGCTGAATATGGAAAACGCATTGCTGTACACTTTGCTAGTCCAAAAGCATACAATCAAATTTACAGCATTAATAAAGTTACACCAAAAGAATTATACATTAATAATCGTTGGGCTAAGTCAACTACAACACAGATTTACTATGATCACAAAATAGGAACAATCAATGGCAGTGTGCCATATGAATCTGGTAACATAAATGCTGATTTTGCAAACTCAACTAACAGTATAGGATTAACCAGAAGCACAGATTTAACAGAAACAGTTGTTAAGTATTCAAGCAATGCTGAAATTGTTAATCCAAGATTTGTAAGCATTGTAGAGGACGGAAGTGTTTGTGTAATACACCCAGATGCATTACCAAGTGATACACAAATTAGTATTGATGTTGATGTACAAAGAGACATGGGTAGAAATATTTTATATCCACAATTAAGTACTGTGGACCAGGGTGTTGTTACACTTAAAGGCAGTCAACAACATTTAACTAGTTATTTGAATCCACAGGCATTGGAAAACGACCTAAACAGAACTATTAAATTAAAACAAAGTTTCACAGATCCAACTAGCATGACAACAGTTAATCCAAAAACAGGATTACCATCTATGCAACTTAAAATTCCAATGTTGAAAAGTCCGTGGATACCTGTTGTAGGAGATACACCTGCACCGTTAATTCATGATTACGGGCCTTATGTTTTAAGCACTGAAGCATTAAATAGCATTCAAGAAAATTCTGTTACTGGTTCAATGGTAATTGGTTCAGAGGATGAATCCAGAATAGATCCTAATTTTTATAAAGGCCCAATACAATCAGGTCCTGTGTACGGATTGAGATATGTTAAAGATGATATCAATTATATTTGGGATAACGAAATACAAATGTATGTGCCCGAAGAAACTATTGTGAAAGATGGTGTAATTGTAAATGACAAACAAGAACCAAGAATTCCTCCAATGCCGGAGTTTCATGTTGGTACCTACATGCAAACTAATAACCTAGATTATATAAATGAGGATTTAGTTCTAAAACAAATTCCTGGTAGTGCAAACTCAAGTAGATCTTGGAGGCCTGGTAGAAAACAACAAACATACAACATGCTTGATAAAAAGACGTTTACTGCAGGTTCAGATTCTATTAGTATTCCTACATACAGGTTACGTGCAATTAAAAATGAAAATGTATTTTTGATTTACCAAGCAGTACAAAATTCAGATAATCATGTTTATTATATTAAGTTGGATGAGAGTAATCCACCTAACATAGATCATGATTTTAATGCTACTCTCAATAGGTATGCCGATTTTGGTCAATATGACACAACAGATTACTATTGGAGAAATGAGATATTACCTTCAATTGATTCTGATAATAAGATTACAGAACCAAAAGATCCTATTAGATTGAGAAAAACCAAAAACATTGTAAACTTAAAAGCAGTTGAACCGGCCGCTTATGTAGGCCCTCAATTGATTCCAGAACCTTTTGCGTTAGCAGGTGGAAATAATTCAGATCGAATAGCAAACTTTACAGCATTACCAAGTGGAACACAGGCCAAACTATCTACGTATATAGATTATCCAATTGGAGAGCCAGGAGGTATATTACCAGGTGGTGCCGAAGGAGAAGAAATATATGTTCCACAAACAGGCTTTGGCCAATTCCTTCTATGGACACCAGGTCTAGCACCAGGTCAATGGGCACCTACATCAGGCGGCCCTGGATCAGTAGATAATGAAACACTAGGTTACGGTAGTGGATATTATCAAGCAGGTGACGACCATGATGCATTAGACTATCCCGATGTAAGTGACCTTACATATGACAAGCCTATTTCTAGATTCAAATACAGTAGAAGATTTACTGTAAATCCTCCTGTATTTAACGTTGACAGACGTTTATACGAAATTAATGGTGTTAGATATACAGAAGAAGATCTTACTGGATTGCAACCAGACAGCAGATCAAGAGAAGGTGACTCTAATCAAGCATTTTGGGATGGCATATTCGAAGATATCAATGGCGTTGATAGAGAAATTGATTACAACTTCTTCTTTGATGAAGAGTGGTGGGACTATTTAGAAATTGATGAAGTGGTCAGTGACGGCGTTGCAAATGAAAATGACAACGACGAGGACAACACATTACTACGCCCAGAACATATATTTGTTGCATGTTTTTGGACAGAGCCATTCACATACGTTGATCAGATAACAGGTTATAACTATGATCAACTTGATGCAGACGGCAATCCAGCACCTATTTACAGTGATTACGACGGCACAGTTGTACGTGTAAAATATATCAGGCTTACAGAATTACCACCAAATGCAATCACAAGAAGATTGATACCTGACACAGGTTGGGCTGGAAAAGGCTGGAATAATGTAACAGTTGATTATGCTATTAACCAATCAGGAGCAATACTCACACCAGATGATGTTGATAGTTATATAGATCAATTTGATCCTGTAGAAACTGGCAGTGCTAGTACTGGTGATGACGATACCTTAGTTGTAGATCTTCCAGCATTGACTAGAAGTGCAACACCTATACCAGTTGCAGGAAGTACACAAAATTACAGTTTGAGTAATACAAGATTACTCAGCAGTGGCGAATTAGAACAACAATTAGGCTTCCAATCTGTACCCACAGTAGAGGGTGGCGCACCTGTAAACACACTGGCAAAAATTACCCAGGCACCTGGTCCTTGTTTAGCAATAGAAACGCCAGATGATCCTACGCCTCCTGGCACAACTGCACCAGGTGTGTGTACAGAAAAAGAAACACAGTATTTCTTTGAGGAAATGAATGACGGCCTCGAAGGAAAAAGTAATCCAACTGGCTCAGTTAATACAACCGATGCCGGGAGATCATTTACTACACAACTAATGCTTAATACATTAACAAATTGTCAAGCATTTTTTGATAGTAATCAATATGGATTCGGTGGTGACATGCAATTCTTCTTTAGCAAAACAGTTGAAATAGCAACATCAGGCAGTATAGATGTATTCCTAAATTCTCATGTTGAAAACGACACCATAAAAGCAAAACCTTGGGGTAATGCAACTGGTTATGTTTTATGGCAAAGTAAACAGCCGTTGTTTGGATCCAGCAAAGTTATGACCAATCATCTTGATCTAGGTGCTTGGTTAGCAGACCCGGACACACGACTGCTTAAAACCACAATGAACAATGCAAATGATATTCCAACCAGAAATGGTGATCAAATATCTAGATATGGTGTAGATCAAAATTTAACATCTGGTGCTAATAGATATACACAAGTTGATGCTATATTTGATACCAATGACAAAGGCCTACACACGTATGATAATGTAGAGAATATTTCAAACAACGAAACAAGACTCTATAATGATTTAACATTCACAAGATTAATATCAGAACTCAACGACGATGATATCTCTGTTAAATGGTCAGATTGGGATAGTGATCTTGCCACTGAGATGACAGGCAAAGGCTTTAACGAAAACAATGAGTTTGGTTTCAATGGCATTGGCTATATTAGAGCATTAAATGTAGATTGTAATAAAGGCAAATACATCACATTATGGATGGTACCTTCACTTTCAGATACAGCAGGTAACACACTTAGAGATGTTAACGGCTCGTATGCTAATGACTACAGTCATGCATATAATTATTTTGAAGCGGCTGACGATACAGCAGACGGACCTTCAATAATAAGAAACCAAGCGGTGATAAGATTTGTAGGCGAAAAGCCAGATGACTATGTGCCACCAGGACCTTCTTGTGATGATACTAATAGACCAAGTAGAGCATATAGAAATGGTGCTGTATTAAAAGGCTGGAAAGCCCTCAGAGATGATAACAACTCTGCACAAGATGCAAAACACGGAGAAGATTGGTGGGGTTCTAAACGTGAAGTTGACAACGTATATTGGCCGTACCATGACTTGTATATTTCTCCTTCGTATTTCAAAAGTTTCTCAAACTCTAACATTTGGAAGCCATGGCGAACACGTACAGCAGGGTCTGCACCAATAGTAAATAGAACTGTAAAATCCTTCCACAAATATAATTCAGGACAAGGTCAGCATTCATATGAACTAAAAGGATATATGTTTGCTCCACACACAGGCGTATATTACTTTAGTGGTTGGGGTGATGACCAATTGATTGTCTACTTGTCAAGTGGCCCGCCTGAACCAGATTTAGACATATGGAACGCATACCCAAATTACATTAGCGGCGGTTTCAAAAATTATGCCCGAATTGGTGTGCCAGATGATGGCTCTGGACCATCACCAAGCGGCGGTGATGCCGCACCAGGGACTTTCAAAGAATGGTTCACTGATGATGGATTTAATGCTGATAATGGGTATAATTATATCAGCACAGCAAATGTTGCACACAACGGATGCTGGACCGACAGATTAGAAAGTAGCAAAGAAAATGTTGCTAATGGTCCTGCACATAACTGGTTGATGAAAACTGGATGGACTACCACAGATGAAACAAAGGCAAATTGGTGGAACCAGTGGTCGCAACACAGAAAAGCAGTGTATCTAGAAGCAAACAAATTCTATTTTATTAGATTAATGTTTAGTAACAGAGGTGGACCAGGGCATTACGGATTAATGTGGACATGTAACAGAGCTCAAGGAGGAAATATCTCAGGTTATCCAATATTTGGAGGATTCAGTTGCGAGGATGATGCACCACCATCAGATGGTACTCCGCCAGGACAGAATTCAGGTGGTGGCGGCGGCTGTTTCACGGGACACATGAAAGTTACTATGGCTGATGGTACACAAAAAGAAATTAAAGATGTTGTAAAAGGTGATGCAGTTAAATCATATGATAACAATACAAATGAAATTGTAAATGCTACTGTCGAAGAATTAATGGTTCCAAGAACATGTAACATATACGAACTAACTTTAGACGATGGCACTGTTATTGAAACCACAGCAGACCATCCATTTAGAACTGCTGACGGTAAGTGGGCTAATATAGATCCTAACTTTGTACAAGAAGACATGCAGTATGTAACAGGACTAGATTCAACTGAACAAGCAGAGAAATTAGAAATTGGCAGAGAACTACATGGACTTGTTGATAATGCAGTTGTAACAAATATTGTTAACACTGGCAAAACTGATACTGTTTATCACTTGTGTGATGTTGGTGAATACCATAACTACTTTGTTGAAGATATGTGTGTACACAACTCTGCGACATTAGAAGATGGTAATGAAAAGCAGAAGAGATAAAACCCTAGTTTATTGATGTGATAAATATAGGAAAGAGGAAATAAATTGGCTGTTGAAAATTATACCACAACTGATTCTATAGAGATTGATTCACAAGTAGGAAATCTCAGCCCATATTCTTGGCCAGGCTTCGAGCTACTTTTTCATGATTGGCAAAAGTTGAACGGTAAAGATTTAGACACTTCTAGATCATTAGCAAGTTTTTCCAGCAACTTCAAAGAACTCGAAGGATTATGGACAGTGTGGAATTCTTCTAACTTTGCAGTAGCACAAGAATCTGCAGACCCAACTGGCTACAGAAAAAGTTTATTTGAGTGGACACTAGAGTACAAAGAAGCCGATCATAATCCATGGAGTGAAGTTCCAGCACAAAATTTCTTTAACAATTTTAGAAGTGTAGGATTTGATTTTCCAACAACAAGATCATTTACTCCTATCCCAATATTCAATGATGATAGAACTTATGTAAGCCAAAGTAATAGCAGAGAAGCATGGTATAAAAACTTTATCAAATATTCTCGCCTTAAAGATATGGGTTCATTAAACTTTAGGCAAGCAATTTTTAGAGGATATCATAACGCAAATAATTCAGAGTATTTACAGACAGAATTTAAGTCAGCAAACTTTTTTGAAACTGTAATGAATCGAGATACAAAGGTACAACTTTTAGATCGTTGGGCAGACACAATATTAAATGCTGATCCTTATACTCAGATGCCAGGTATGCCAGACGGCATATCTCAAAGAGACTATGCTTTTTATGAATTACAATTGGCAAGGTTAGTAACTGGTTCAATGTTTGACAAAACAAAAACGTTTGAGGATATGAAACTTGCAAATCCTGAAAATTTAAGCCCTGCATGGATATATGAAAACTTAAAAATTGGTAACCCAGCATATATTCCTGGTGCTCAGAATGCGTTTGGTTCTATAGGCGGTAAGATTCAAGCAGGTGTAGGTTTACCTCCAGTAATACCATGGACAAGCGAATACTGGAAACAAAATGGTGATTTGTGGAGATACATGAGAGCTGAATACATTAAGATTTGGCACGAGTCTGCACAGCATAAAGCATTTGCATTTTGGCACTACAAACTCAATGGCAACGATTGGAGCAAAGCAATTTCCAGAACACCAATGCTAAAAAATTCTGGTCAACCCAGTGTAGGACATTATGGCTTAATTTATAATTCAAAAGGCATTGAATACAATTTTGTAACTAGATTTACAAACTGGAAAACATATAGAGGTGTCACTGAAAACAATTTTGAAACGTTAAAAGGACCACCAGAAAACTATGAAAGGATCTATGCTGACTTTACTGACAGTAGTAACTTTGATGGCTCGTGGGCCACAGTAGGCACTAATTACGACAACACTGGAAGTTCAACGGCAGAAGACGCACCTGCAACTAGGCAATATATAGCTCTTCAGGTATCTATACCTGATACTGCAATGGTTCCATATAAAATAGACGTTCCTTTAACTGATGAAAGAATAGGGTTATCATGTTTAGGTACGCCTATGGGTTCTATGTATGTAGGCGCATCAGATGCCGAAGGCAGAAAACCTATCTTGTGTTCACAAGCATTAGCACATTGTTTGACATTAAATGCATATTGGGCAGGCAATGATCAGCAACAAATAATTAATCAATGTGTAAGTCTACAAAAGGGATTTGATACTCCATTAAGCAATTACACTTATAAAGAAGGTGTTGTAGACGATAATGCTTCGTTGAAAGAAAAATATTTTGCGGCATTTAATGCTGAAGAATTAGGAAGTGTAAAAGCAGGTAATAGTAGTCCTTATTATGCAAAGCCTTATAGTGGTAATAAATTTATACCTTCAACTGCAAAAGCACCAAAGAGAATTAAATTATCAGATTTACAACAAGTAGGATTTAGTCAAGAACTCTCAACTGATAGATATGTAAATCAAACTACGCAACGTGTTAGTGGAGGTTTTGTAATACCTCTGGCTAAAAAGTTAACAACAGTAGCCAGAGAATCAACACCTCTTCAATCATATGATGCTAACCAAGAACCATGGGCTAAAAATTTACAAAACTTATTAAATCTAAATAAAACTAGCAGGACAATATCTTATCAACCTGTAAAAGTAGGTTCACAATATTATGTAAATGGGCAACCTGTTAATAATGTAACATCAGGTAGACCAACAACCGATGACAGCATTACTGTACCGTTTGATGACACTCCTACAATACCAAACACATCTCAACCAAGAAATGCAAGTACAGGATATTCTGCTACACAAGAGGATGATGTGTTCATTCCAGAACCATTAGAATATGCAGAACCATTTGATGATATAAAATATAATAATATACAAATGATGGATATTACTCCTCTGGAATTTGGACCAGGCGGATTCTTGGAACCTGCAGGCCCTCCAGCAAGAGTTGAATTTAGAGCACCAGTCCCAAATGTTGTAATACCTGAAGGAGATATGACAGGATTAAACAGAGGTTCTGAGTTACTGCTAAACGGGCGTAAAGTTATTTTCAGAGGTAACGGTGTAATAGACATAGCAACACAAGTTAACTGTTTGAGATCTGGTATTAGAGCCGAAGTATCAGCAGGCAGTACTGGCGATAAAGAAATTGTTTTGTCAAGTTGCGATGGTATGCCATTTAATATTGCTAATGGCTGTGGAGCAGGAAAATACAAACAAGTTGGTGACTTTCATGTTAACAGAGGGTTTGAGCAAAGAGCAGACACGCATAAAAGTATTGCAAAAACTGCTAATGCCACAATTTTTAGTGCCAATGATGTTATTGGTGGAACATATCCTGTACAAAGAGGACAACAATCAAGTCAAAAACCATATCCGCAATCGTATCTCAAAACACAATTAGTAGATCAAGGTAGAAGCCCATTTTTATCTCTAAGGCACACGCCTGATGAATTAGATGACCCTGAAAATGCAACACTTGCAGAAAAGCTCAAAGCAAAGTATCACGACTTTGACCCTGATCCAAATCTAGAAAGATTTGTTGAATACATACCATCTGAAGCAGAACTTCGAGAAATGGGATTTTCAAAAGGAGAAGCACCTAATGTGTGGTTACCACAAGTTACAGAAACAGAATCTAATGTATCTGTGTACAGCACAGGTGGTAGTGGATATCAGATAGGCGATAGATTAAGATTAGTAGGTGGAACACCAGTACAAGACCCACGTGGTCCTATCACAATGATTTGTATAGATAGTGCCGGCGCAGGATATAGCGACCCTAATTATATACAAATTGTTATAGATTCGAGCGGAGAAGCCGGAGACGGTTCTGGTATAGGTGCGGCGGCAGTTGTAACATCATTAGATGAAAATGGCGGCATTGCGGCAATAGAATTATTGAATGGCGGTTTTGGATATGATTATAATAATCCACCAAAAGTCACTGTAGTAGATTATTCACCTAGACGTACTGCAGATAAAACAATCAATGACGCTTGGACACCTCAATACACTGTAGTAGAAAATGAACTTTTCAAAGTCACAAGAGAAGTCCAAGAATTTGATGTTAACGGAAACGCCACAGGAACCACAGAAATTTTTGATAGATATGTACGTGCAAGAAGACCTGCTACTATTGGTCAATCATATACGTATGACATGCATGCCACAAGAAATCCAGATGGTTCAACAACTTCCGAGCGTGAAGACAGAGGCTATGGTAATGCTGATGTAGGCTTAGGAGGCTTTGCTTCATTGCAAGGAGTTTTTTGGGTAGATCCAGACGTTGAACCACATGTAAGACAAGCGGAAAGAGCTAGAATTGTAACTAATAACAGTACCTTTACAAATGCCTTTGCACCAGGTAAAGCACTGAGACAGCAATCATATGTTGAAATAGGACACTATCCTGTTAGCAATGACTTAACAAAAATATTAGATGCAAACGTGGCTTATGCGGACGTATTTAATAACACATCGACCGCTGATGATACACACCATTCTTTGGTACTTAATAACGTAGATGGTATTGAAGTTGGTGACTTAGTTGTTAACGTCACATACGATGCCGACGAAGATCGTGGAAACATTGATCTTGCTAACACAACTAGATGGCACGGATATGTAAACAGTATTGATGAAAACACCAACACAGTTGTGATAGCAACAGATGACAATCATTGGGGTAAACAAGCATACGACTCCACATTTACTTACAGTGATCCAGGTGATCAGTCTCTTGATTACAAAGCAGGTGATACCATAACATTTGGTCATAAAAGATTTACATTATTTTGGGTTCCAAAAACATTGCAAGAAGAACCTTTGGATTCACCACCATATATTAATGCCGCAGAGATGATACCAGGCAGAACATACGGTATTAGAACAGTTGGAAATGTGACTTACACAGATCATGGTGCTGATAACAATACTATAGGAACTAGGTTTGTTGCAACTTCGGCGCCAGCCGCGGGTGCAACTGGTACTGTTTATGACGACAATTACGGTGTTGATCTTGTGATTAGAAATAATCATGATAACAGTGGTGCATTTGGTTGGTCGCCATGGTTCTTTGAAATACAACACCAAAGTTTTGTAAGTGCTGAGGCTGTTAATGCTATATTCCCAAGGCACACAAAAATCAGTATAGAAGCAAGAAGTACATGGATAACAGATTATAATGTACCAGCAGAGTTTTCCGAATCAGGCGACTGGTGGATAGAAACAGTTAATCCTAACATGCAGAAAGTTCCTGCACAGGTATCAGCATTGATAGGCATAGACCCTGCATCACTAGGTACAGAAAGATCAGGCGTAGCAGATTTATTGTCTCCTAATGCTGAAATGTCAGCGGATGCTAAAGGCATGGAAGGTCCACTGCGAGTTGCAAAATTTATTGTCACAGGTATCGACGGTAGTGGAGGTATAACATCTCTAAAATGTATTGATAGAGGATTGTATGAAATTTTCCCAAGTGATTTAACATATGGTATTCCGTTAGAATACGATTATGAACCTATTGGCTTTAGCGGAAAATTACAAAATACAGAACCATTCTTAGAAAACTTCTTTAGTAGTAAGGCTAAAGTGCTAGGTATGGGAGACCCTAGTAGAAATAATATATTTTACAGTGACATCGAAGATTCATATAATATTATTCAGGGTTTTAGTGTTGACATAGATCAAGAAATAGTTGAAGCAGGCGGCAAGACTGGTGTAGATGTACACCCAGAATATGCACAAGTACCATTTGAAAAGTCTGGTTCACTAAGTGATTACGGTACAAATTACAAACATCCAGATTGGACAAGGTATCCAGAATTTATATACACAGGTTATCCTTTTGATACTAATGCAAGTGATGATAAACCACTAAGATGGATAAAATACAACGGTAGTCCAGGTGCGTATGATCCTAGTACATTTGTGTTAGTAGATATTGCACCTATGTTAACTGGTAATTGGCCAGTGGCACCAACAACAGCAAAAGATTGGGAAAGATTTGCCGAAGAAGCATATAATTTAGGTTTACTGTTAAGAAAAGAATATGCAATTGATTTTGATCCAACTAGCACTTACATTGATGCAAATGGTGTAGAACAAAGCAACTTTGGACAATATCTTAGAGATAAAAAAGTTCCTGGTGGTACTGGTGCTAGGGTATTCCTCACAAGTCAAAACGTTGCAAACTGTAATGAAAAAGGCACAATAAAAGAACAATTAAATTTACCTGATGTTGTACAAGAAATAAATGCACCAGCAGATATTGCACGTCGAATGCGTGATGCATTCAGTGGTGTTGGATATGATCCAGAAGATTTGACAGCAACAGTTGACGACAACAGAGACATTGTTCCGTTAATAATTAAAACATCGTATCCTGGTATAAGAATTACATCGCCTACTGGTGATCCACAACCGCCTATAGAAATACCATTAGGCGATTATAATGTTGCATCGTATTGTATAGAGGGCACTATCGATGTTGGAGGATTAACACAAGATGCCGCAACAGATTTATACAAAAGAAAAGTACAAGAATTAATTGATTCAGGACAATTAGGTGTCCTAGAAGCAGAACAAATACGTGCATTAGTGGGACCTGATAGAAATGTAGCAGAAGATGCTGTGGTAATGACTATGCTTTGTGTTGACACAGTTGGACGACCACCTGTATCCAGTGCAGATAATCCTTTAGCAGGTAATCCTATTAATTTCCAACGATACCCACTAAACGACAACAACAGTTTATTTGGTGACGGTGATGCAGAAAGTTGGATGGAAGTTTATGAATACGACTTGCAAACATTGCAAGGTGGTAATGTATTTTTAACTGGCTCAGCAAATCAAGTAACACCAATACAGGTATTTGAAAGTAAGAGATTTAACGATAACAACGTAGTAACTGCAAACGATAATCTAGACGAAGAAAGAAATCCGTATGTTGGAGAACCTAAAGCATGGGTAGACAATTTTATTACTACCGAGTTTGACATATCAATAGACTCTATGCCTGGATTTATCGAAGGTGGATGGGCTTATCTTGAATACGGTAATCCTATAAGATGGCAAACAGAATTAGTAGATGTTGACTACATACAAAATGCAATAATTTATGACCCAGAAACAGGCAACAAAGAATTTGATCTCAATCTTTGGGATCCATTCAAAGGTGTGTTACCTGGCTTTATGGACAACGAAATACATTATATTACTGACACCGATCCAGTAAACTATAACACTGCTAGAACAACATTTGGTAAAGATCAAGTAGGTAAAGTTTGGTGGGATACCAGTACTGTAAAATACACTTGGTACGAACAAGGCCCACTAGAAGAAAGAGCAAAGAATTGGGGTAGAGCTTTCCCAGGAAGTTCTATTACAGTATGTGAATGGGTAGAAAGTAAATCACTACCACAAAATTGGATAGGCGACGGCGTACCACGTTGGACTAATCAATACGTTACTGAACGTAGATTAGACACCAATGGTGAGTACAAGCAAATGTATTATTACTGGGTAATGAATAGGACCAAAGTAGACAATCGTACAAAAAGAGATCTTGGCAGAAAAATTGATACACGTACACTTGCAAGATATATTGCAAATCCAATTGGCTACGGAATAAAATTATTAACAGCCATTTCCAATGACACATTAGTATTATCTAATGTAGATAACAATATAGATCAAGAAGTAAATTTACAAGTAAACATCAACAATTCTAAAAACAATGAAGGCATTAACCACACTGCTTGGAAGTTACTGAGAGAAAATGATTCAGATAACAAAATACCTGACTTTTTGATTGAAAAATTAATTGACAGTATATGCGGTCAAGATATTTTAGGAAATCAAGTACCTGCTGATAATCTCAGTGAAATTGAAAAATATGGTATTGCTGTTAGACCTAGACAAACAATGTTTGCAGATATTAAACAAGCAAGAAGGTTGTTGGTATCTAAACTGAATGAAATTTTAGCAGATACAAAACTTAATACGGAATATAAGAACTGGAACATAGGATTGAGTACCAATCTCAATTATGTTAGCACAGTAAACTATTACGAAACTATTAGAGTAGATGAACTAACTAATAAAAAAATTAGGTATGATGATTCATACAAACCTACTTATAAAGTTGCCAGCATAGAAGAAATGGATCGCTTAACTGATTTACCAGATGCTACAGTTATACAAGTTCAATATAAAAACAATAAAGAAACTAAATTGTTTTTATGGAATGCACCATTGTCAAAATTTGATTTAGTGTCTATTAAAGATGAAACAATAGAATTTAGTGATAGAGTATTCAGTGATGAACCAAACACTGGTTTGGCATTGGAGTTAAGAGAAGTACTAACTGCTTTGATTAATAATGTATTCAAAACAAATGGTTCTATAAATGAGATCTTCTTTGAATTAATGAAGTATGCATACTTAGAGCAAGGCGAACTTAGTTGGGCATTTAAGACCAGTTATGTCTACATTGAAAAAGAAGAATCAGACCTTATTAAATTTAGCGGATTCAAGCCTGATAACTTTGAAAAAGTTCTCGATTACATGAATGAAGTTAAACCATTTAGCTCAAAAATCAGAGAATACAAAGACGGCAAGAAAACTCCTATTGATTACATAGGCCAAAATGCTTTAACAGATTTTGACAAACCTCCATATGTCGATGCAAGTACAAACTCTGTGAGAATACTAGATGACTTCTCCAGAGATGACTCTGAAATAATGAGACAACACAAACGATATGTAGACTATTATAAACAAAGACTACAGGATATGTCAACCAATCCTATAAGAAAAGTTAAATCTACATTAGTATTTGATAGAACAAACTGGAGACTGACAACAGCAGATTGGGATAAATCAAATGTTACACTAGCACAAAGTATCGGCGAAAATATTGCTAATCTAAACTTGTTAAGCAACGCAAGTATCAGTGATAGAACAAGCACACTTGTTTCTGCAAATGCTACTATACGTGCAACAGATAGAATATTCAAATACGATCAAGAAGTTAAATCCATGTTTGCATCTGAAGTAAATGCATACTTTAATACATCAAATGCATCTTCTAACAGTAACATAATTGGTAATGCAACTTTGATGACAAATATGGTTGAGGACAATAGACTTAAAGGCACGTTTGCATTGATCAAAGAAAAAGTTGGCGGCAACTTTAGAGGTGAAGAACTAGACGGATATAACTTTACAACTATACCAGATGACATTTATTATACCACTGAAAAAATTACGGAATTTGGTTATTCCTCATTGCCATACGATGATAACACTGACAAGGATACCAGTGTTATTGTAGATAATGATTATGGTACAACAACAGTTGGAATAGGTGATTTGACTTGGGATAGAATAGTAGAATTAAAAGAATATGAAGGCGTATTCAGTGGCAATGCTACAATAAGAAGAGACGGTAACATCAAAGAAGGCTTTGACGGCATCACATTCCAACGTGTTGGATATGGTGAAGAACGTCCAGAAGAACTAGCACTGCTTGATCCTTTAGAAAGTTTAATCATAACAGTCACAACATCAGCCCATGCCAACGGTAATGTACAACATGCAAAGGTTACACCTAGTGCCAAAGAAGTTACATATAGAGTACATAACAACTTGTTTGGCGGCACAGACTATGTGAGAATAAGGCCTAAGACTACAACATATATAACAGCAAATGTTCAGATTAATAGTAGACAAATTAAAGTAAATAATGGTTCATTTTTACCAGAACCAACGTCTACTACTCCTGGAATGATTTGGTTAGGCAGTGAAAGAATACACTATGGTAGAAAGTCTGGAAATACATTAAGCATGTTAACTCGCGGTGTGTTTGGAACCAGCATAGAAAAACATGTTACTAATACACCAGTATATAGTGCTCAAGTGTTAGATCATTTCAATAATCTAAATCCTGAGTCAAACGTTTGGCTTGATCTAGGAATTATATATGACGATATTAGAGCAAAATGGGACGAAATAGAAGCAGGGCTTGATGGACAATTAGGCACAGGCGATGACATATACGATGCTTGGGACGCAATAGAATCTGGTAATATTACTACAACAACAGTAGATGCAGTGGTTAATAGTGCTAACAGTACAGTTGCAAATGTTACACTACAATCTAGCATGACTTTAGTTGTAGGTGAAGCAGTGAGATTAACACATCAAAGCAATGCAAACATTTATGAGGTTGTTAGTATTACAGCAATAAATGGCAACGACATAGAAATAGTAGCAAGTTATACTGATACACTGGACACTAATTTATTTGTTGCAAATGCTACAATAGACTTTAAGTCATTTGATTATGGTGATCAATCTGCAGATGAGAAATGGGATGCCGCAGAAGTATTAAGTAATATTTCATTAAGTTTAGCAGATAGAGCAAATGTAGACTTTAACAACCAGTACAGCATTATGAAGTTTTTACATAACTTATAATTTATAACAGTACTTAATAAAAGTGATAAATAACAGCATGAGCGAAGAAAAGAATACAGAGGATCAAAAAGAAATGAACAATGCAGAGCAACCTAACGAAAATATGGGATTGAATGTTAGTGGTCATATTTTGATTCGCGACAAAGATACTGGCGAAGAGATTGTTAATAAAAGAAATGCTATTCACTACGGTAATATGGCATACATTGTTGCACAGGCTCTAAAAGGATATAAAGAATCAAGCGATGATCGTAATAATTCATTTATACACTATATGGCATTTGGTAATGGTGCAACCAGCATAGATACTTCGGGCAAAGTACAATATAAAACCCCCAGAGTAAACGATTCATATGAAACAGGTGCTAATCTTTACAGTAGAACTTATAAGAAAGAAATTAGTAAACATAATTCTAATACTGATGCTGACAATAACAGAATAGAAATTATTAACGGCACAAGTTATACTGATTTGAAAATTATCTGTACACTAGGTTACAACGAACCAGCAGATCAAGATATATTCGATAGCAGTACTACCAATGAAGGTGATTATATATTTGATGAACTAGCATTATTTACGTTCCCAACAAATCCTACACCTACAGACGGTTCAGATCCTATTGACACTAGCACAATGCTTACGCATGTAATTTTTCACCCAGTGCAAAAAAGCTCAAACAGAATTATAGAAATCATATACACAGTAAGGGTGCAATTAAGTTAAGAGGAAAGTGAATGCCATACGTATTTGACAACAGAGCCGGCGATCCGATCACAATAGCGGACAATCAACTGAATCAAGATTTTTCCATTGATTTAGTTGGACGTAATTATGAAAACTACGGTGAAATATTTGCAAAAACTTTTGTAGACTTACTTGATAATTTTGCAACTGATGCAACACCACCCGCTAATTCAGTAGACGGACAACTATGGTATGATAAAACATACAAAACACTGAGAGTTTTTGATTCAGCAGGTGGCGCATGGCTACCAACAAGACCTATAGTAAGTGCAACTAATCCTGTGGGTTTTCAAGGACAAAATGGTGACGGTACATTTTTTTATGATACCACAACACAACAATTAAACATTGCTCACAATGGTTCTTATAAATTAGCAGTAGTACCAGGTGAAGTCAATTCTGGATATAGTGGTATTGCCGCATTAGGTAGTCCTGTACAATATGGTACAAAATTAAGAACAATATTTTTAACTGACGATGCAGGTGTGCAACGTGCAGTAATGGCAGTCATATACGAAAACAGCAGTACATCTTCAGCAACAAAACCTGGTGGTGAAACAATTATTGCACTGTTTAACGATCATGCAGAATTCACAGCAGACGATGTAAACAGTTTTTCAAATGATGAAACTATTAATTGGTACGATCAGTTAAACGAAACTGGTGGTATTGGTACAACTATTCGAAAAGGGTTAAACTTAAGAGCAGATAACAAGACTAGAGTAGAAGTAGCAAATGTAGCAGATAGAGCAAATACATCATATGCATTAAACTTAGGAAGTTATGGCAGTGACGGTGCTAATATATCTGCAAGTCAAGTATTTTATAATTCACAACATAGCCTACCAAGTGCAAACGCCACTTACGATTTAGGTGATGCGGCAAGCCAATTTGATGAAGTTTTTGCACAAGATTTCATAGTAGGTAATAGCATTACCACAGGCGGCGCCGATGATGTTAACATAGGTGAAGACGCAAATCCAATAAGCATTATATATGTGGACGACATCACTATTAAAGGCAACATCAGTACAGATGGTGGCGACTTTGGCAGTGAAGCAAACCCAATCGGAAATGCATATTTTAGTAATGTAAATGTTGCTAATGTTCTAACAGTAGGCACACATGGTGGTGACGGTTACGCATTTCCTACATCAGATGGTTCATCAGGTCATCAGTTATTCACAAACGGATCAGGTCAATTGTTTTTCCGTAGACCTGCAAGTAGTTTAACAAATTTTGTAGCCAGCGGTGGTACTGTGTCAACAGAAACAACAACCACTGTAGACGGCATCGAAGAAATCACTGTTACACTTGATATTGGTGCAGGCACAGGTATCACAGTAGCACCAGATGAAATAATTGTAGACATAGATGAGTTTACCACAGACGACTTAAACGAAGGCAGTACAAATTTATATTATACAGATGCACGTTCTAGATTAGCATTAAGTGTGGATGATAATGGTGGTGACGGTTCGTTGAGTTATGATAATTCTACAGGTATATTTACATATACTGGACCAAGTGCTTCAGAAGTAAGAGCACACTTTAGCGATGGTGCTGGACTTACATACAATTCAGCAAATGGCATATATGAGTTTTCTAAAACTGTATGGCTAGACTCAGTTCTTCCGGGAGCAGGTTTAAGACCATCTTCAGCAGTGTACAGTCCTGCAATAAATGACGGATTATCATTGACAACAACTGAACTTGAAGTTGGCGGCGGATATGGTATAACTGTGAATGCAAATAACATAGAAGTTGCAAATGCTGACATCAGAGGATTGTTTAGCGCCGGCGCAGGTATTAGCATAGATGGCAGTGGTGTAATTACTAACAGTGCACCTGATCAAATCGTAGCAATCACAGGTAGTGGAAAATGCAGTGTAACAGGCACATATCCATCATTTAATGTAGCCGGAGCGGCCACAACAGCAGATGAGATATTTGGCAGTATAACATTCAGCACAGGTCTTTCATATTCAGCACAGCAATTGAATTTTACTGGCGAAGTCCTTGGTGACTTAAATGTGTCTGGTGATATATGTGCATTTGATACATCAGTTACCAGTGATAGACGATTCAAAGACAACATAGAATTAATTGTAAATCCAGTAGATACAGTAAAATCATTAAGGGGAGTTACCTTTGATTGGAACGAACAATCTGGCAAAAGTGGGCACGACGTAGGAGTAATTGCACAAGAAGTTGAAGAGATTTTACCTGAAGTAGTTAAAACAGACGAAGATACTGGTGTTAAATCTGTAGCATATCACAAACTTGTTCCCCTACTCATAGAAGCCGTTAAATCACTTAGCAGTGAGATTGAAGTTCTTAAGAAGGAACTAGGGAAGTAATGAGTGGTGGAGCAATTGATAAATTAAATGGCATTTGCATCTCAGAAATTAAAACAAAACTGTCTAGTTGTTTTCCAACATCAAATGATCCAAACTGCATAGGTGATTACAGAGGCCTAAGATATTTTGATTCCGAAGTAGCAGATGATGTAGTTTTACCTACAGGTAAAATTTGTTTCAGTGATTTCGATAAAAACTCTTGCTTGCCAACTTGTGTATTCAATGCACCAGAAATAGAATATCTTCAGCAACCTCCAACTACGTTTGATGCCTATGAGGGTGGCACTGCAACACAAAAAATCACAGCACAAGCCAGAACCACATTCAAGTCTCAGCCAGGATCATGTCCGCAACATCTCAACGAAGAACCAGGTTATATATGGGAGATGGCACCACCAGGAGGAGGTTTTGCCCCAATTAGTACTGCCAGTGGTCAGTTTAGTATTGATTTTTCAAACGCGGCCCAAGGACAAGTCACACTAGAAATTAATAACGGTCAGAGTGGTCTGCACAATTATCGTTTCAGAATGATGACAATTGGTAGGGTTAAAGGAACCTACAATTTTGATCATGAGAACCAGCCCGACAAATATATTGTTGTAGCCCAAACAAACGAACCATCTAGGGTTTCTACACTAAATTATAAAAGTACAGCGGAAACACCTAATGTCAGCATCATAGGTGACTTTGCTGTGTCGGAGCCCATGCACATTAACTATTGTGTAGCAGAGGGCGAATACAAAGGTGGCGGCACCTTTATGGCATCATTGAGAAACTTACGCACATTTATATCGCCGAGCACAGCATGGAATTCAGAAAATTTAGGGATGACTATCGAAGTTCAATACCTAGATGGAACATGGCAAAGATTCAGAGGTGATCCAGGTGGCTTGGACTATCCGGTAGATGCAAGTATTTCAATTCTGGAGCCAACTGTTGGTCAAAACGGATACGTAGAACTTGAAACTCGTGTTGCAGAAGGTGGGCATGAACCATGGACTGGCAGTGGTGTTTATTTTGGTACTCTAGAGCATTGGTATGAATGGGCAAATACTTATGTAAATGATAACACAGGATACATGAGAATCAAATGTGAGACATACCTCAAATTTACGCATAAAATAACTGGTGAGGTAATAAATGATTCTGAGGTAAAATATTTTGGCGGCAATGTTGGATTGACAATTTACACACAAGAAATACCAGCATGTGAACTCACAGGACCATGGATTAGCCACATCAAAATCTTAAATGTTTCAGGCCAAGAAATCATGCATCACACAGAGGGTGACACAATCATATTAGAAGCCAAATTAGAAAACTACATGAAGGATGGAAAATTTACCGCTCGAGAATTATACGATGATCCTAACGACAGTTTTGATTTTGGTAATGTATATTATGTGGTATTTGATGCACCATCGCCAAATAGATCAGGCTTAGATACCCTTTTTGGCGTTTCCAATAATATGGGTTCGGAAGTAAATGAACAAGGTTATGCTAGATTAACATTTACCACAGAAAAAGATAATCGATGCAACGGTGAATATGGAATTTGGGCCACCGGAGATGGCACCGTCTATAGGGATATAAGAAACCTAATAACAGTTAAGGCCACAGTGTGGGCTGGACCTAAAATTGGTGCGGCGCCTTATCCACCAGTTGCAGTACCATGGGATGAATCCCCTACTGCATTTGCAAGAGAATTAAATCGCCCACAACAACTTTATTTAGATTCAGACAAGCAAAAATCAGGAAGCCCTGCGCCATACGAAGGCCACTCTGTGGTTGACGAAGGAGAAACTGTTAACTACACAGTTTGGGGCAGAAATGTAAAAGGCTATGACGTTGGCGAGTATGAAGGTTTTAATCAAGTACCGAGCCCATTTTTGAGTTACAGTATCTCTGATCTCAATGACACTGATGACCTAGCAACAGGTAACAGAACCGGTACTTACAGCCTAACTTATGATAACAATTATCCAAGAAACGGAAAAGATGGCAGATACGTAGGTAATTTTAGTGTTGTTACCAGAGAAGACCCAGATCATTATGAAACTAAACGCGGAAGATTGAAAATATTTGATGCGTCCGGCCTAGGCGTGAATCTCAGTCCAATTGGTTCAGTGCCTTTAGAAATTCTCAACACTGACAGCCAATATACAACTCCTACATTTAATGATGTGGGCGTTCATCAACAATATTGTACTCCTGCAACAATGCCAGTTGATGAATTGTTTATGACAGCCTTCTTTGACGGTGGTGGGACTTTTACTGCTAGGGCTGGTCCATTCAATGATGGTGTAACTTATACTAGAAATTGGCACTCTGGTGTACCTGACGAGTTTTCTGATAGACTAACGTTCTTCCTTACTCCTCAAGAAACATTGGCTCTTAATCAAACATTAATTGGACATGCTTATGTAAATGACGAAGCTCAAATAGATCCAATCATGGATGTGTTTTTTATGGTACAAGGTCGAGTAAGTGTAAACAGCGGCATGTTTTCTTTGAGCCTGTCAACAGATACACCAGGTGTCAAAGTGGGTCCAGAAATGGGCTTTCATATATCAGGACACTCAACATATTCAGTATTAGACAATGAGACAGGAGAAACATTTAATGCTGTTGGAACTATAAGTGTTTCACTTGGTGCCGATAATTTCATAAATAGGCCTTGTCCAAATGATCCAGGTACTGATGATCCCACTGCTGGAACTTTCTTGCGTTGGGAATGTAGAGATACTACCGGTAATCCTAACACACTTGGATATGAATTGTATAAAATCACTGCAGATGGATCAGGTGGCGAAATAGCAACATTTATACGTTCTAATGATGTACAAACATGTTTATATGATCCTGATCCGGGCGGCGACCCAGAAACAGATTTCACAGCATGTGAAGCATATTGGACTGCTTTAATGGAGTACTTTGAAACATATGGTTACCTTAATTCTAATGCTCCACCGGCTCCATTAAACACAGATTTTGGGTGTAGTGATGAAGACTTACTGAAATACTTAGAAGAAGAGTTTGGTGATGTAACACCTGAACCATACGGAACTTTCCATTCTGCAATATGCGGAACAGGCACAGATCAATACACAAGATATGTAACGTATCACAATGGTCAGGGCGGTTTCTATACAGAAACACAATTTAATAGTCCATTATGTGGTTATACACAATATCCTATATATGGTACATTCCTGAGATATGAATGTGGTAATACTGAGAACACACAGTATAATAGATACAAAGTGGTTGCTAATGGCACAGGTGGCGAAATAAGAACTTTAGACACAGTGAATAGCACAGAATGTGGCTTTATACCAGAAGAAAATCCTGCGGCAGGAACAGTGATATTTTCTTACTGTGGTGGCGGAACCATTGATGTGTTAGGTAGCCCAGTCACAATGCCGGGTGTGCAATATACATTATATGAAGTACTTGCAGACGGTCAAGGTGGCGCAAGTGAAACCAGAGAAACACCAAATTCAGAATTATGTGGATACACAGCACCTGTAGATGATGAACACCCAGCGGCAGGTACACCAGCCGGAGCGGCATACTGTGGCACTGGGTCAAATCGATTCAATCGCTATCAAGATTATCATGATGGACAAGGTGGGACAGAGACACGTTTAATTGAAGCAAACTCTAAAATATGTGGCTACGAAGAACCCATTATAGATACACCAAATCCAGGTGACCCAATTGGTGAACCGTTCTGTGCTAGTGTATTAGGAGTTTACAATACATACGGTGAGTTTGATCTATTACAGACTTTTGCAACATCTACAAACATACCAGAAATCAGAGTTATTGAAACAAATTCTACACAGTGTGGTTACGTAGTACCGGACCCGGGCCCAGATCATCCACCAGAAGGTACACCAGCAGGAGATCCATTCTGTGGAGAAAGAAGAGCACAATACAACTTGTATCAAAGACAGCACGATGGAAATGGCAACATTATTACTGTATTACTAGAAGAAAATTCCACACAGTGTGGATACGAAGCACCACCTACCTATCCAGATGCAGGAACTCCTTCAGGTAATCAGTATTGCGGCATTGGCAGTGATGAGTATACCTTGTATCAAGATTATCATGATGGCGCCGGCGGCACAACAACACAGGTTGTAGAAAGAAATTCTACAACATGTGGTTATGTAGAACCAGAGCCTGAGCCTAATCATCCAGACAATGGCACACCACTGGGTGCACCATTTTGTGCTAATTTACTAGGAGAATATAATGAATATGGTGAGTATGCATTAGTACAAACATATAACGATGGCCAAGGTGGATACTATTTTGAAACTGTAGAAGCAAATTCTGAAGAATGTGGTTATGTTCCTGCTCCAGATTATCCAGATAGAGGAACACCAGCAGGTCAACCGTTCTGTGGCACAGGAACTACAAGATATAATCGTTATCAAAACTATCATGATGGACAAGGCGGTACATACAGAGAATTAATAGAAGAAAACTCAGAAGCATGTGGTTATGAAGAGCCCCCACAGCATCCAGCGGCAGGTACACCAGCCGGAACGGCATATTGTGGAACTGGAAGTGCAAGGTACATACAATATCAAGACTACCATGATGGACAAGGTGGTACATATCAACAAGTAATAGAATTTAACAGTGAATTCTGTGGATATACTGATCCAATTGATGATACTTTTAATACAGACACACCAAGTTTTGGGATTGATCGATAATGATAAATAGTGTAAACAGGTAAAAAGTATGCCATATATTATAAAAAACAGCGATCAAACAATTACAGTTACAGTAGAAGACAACAAAGTCGATTCTACTAATTATTCGCTGGCTCTAGTTGGACGCCAGGTATCCAACTACGGACAATATTTTGCTCAGAACACTTTAAGGCATTTAGAAAATTTTGCTAGTTCTACTGCACCAAATCCTGCTGTAAAATTAACAGGACAACTTTGGTATGATAAATCAGAAGGCTTATTCAAAGTTTATGACGGTGATGTATGGAAAAGATCCACAGGCATTTTAGTAAACAGTGAGCCTAATAGACCAACAACTGATTTACGTGCAGGTACAGCATTCTTTAATACAAGCAAAAACGTATTAGAAATTTACAACGGTAATCAATTCTTACCAGCATCATATGGTGGAGAAATTACTAATACATTTAGCAATGATCTTAACAACGATAATGCCACATTCTTTGGAACTAGATTACGTACACTTTTCTTAAAAGAAGACGGGCCGATTGGCATTGTACATCCAGTATTGGCATTAGTGTATGTAAAAAGCACTATAGATTCAAATGCAGGTGCAAACAGAGGTACAACACAAATTGGCGAGCAATACGAAACAATCATGGCATTGTTCTCAGACAGTCAATTTACAATAGCGTCTGATACTCAAACACCTGTAGATGGTTTAACAATTAACTACAATCCTGAACTAACACAAACTGGTGTTGGTATAGCATCATCACGTACTGGTAGAGCAACTGGACTAATCAAAAAAGGTATTAATGTTAGACAAGAATACGAGTTGGATGCTGTTACATCATTTGATACATTATACGCCAACCAAATAGGTGACGCTTCAAACGAAGTGACAACATTATATGCTAACAGCATTATTGGCTTATCTAGTTTAACAATTGAAGACATCACTGTTAACGATGATTTAGTTGTCGGTGGTGACATAGACTTAACGGGTGATTTAACTAGTAGCAGTGGTTCACTAAGTATTACATCTGCAGAACTAGTAACAGATGTGTTAACAGTTAACAACACTTCTACACTTAATGGCGATACAACCATTAATGGTAACTTAGTTGTAAATGGTTTAGGCGCAGAAGATTTAGGTGATTTATCAAATAAAATTGATAACATTTATGTAAACAATATTTTTGCAGATAACGGAAACATTGCTACCGCAAACATCACATCGTCATTGAGATCACTAGGCGATGTTACATTTGATCAAGATTTATCAGTAACAGGAACATCTAATTTAGGTATCACTAATGTTGACGGAGCATTAGGTGTTACAGGTGTTGCAACATTTGATAGTTCATTAATTATGTCTGCATCAGGTTCTCCTTCTGCAACATTTAATGAAATAAATGTTAGAGCAAACCAAGATATTAATTTAAGTGGCACAGGTAGACTAGTAGGTCCAGCAACACAGGTTAGTATCACATCAGATACAACATCTACTGGAGCACAATATGTATTGTTCTCAGATGCTACTGGTAGTGCTAGTGACCTAAAAGGTGGCGGCACAAATAACTTTAATCTCAAATATATTCCTAGTGAAGATAGACTGTATGTAAACAAATTGAGAGTTGGTGGTACTGCACCAGAAATGGAATTTATTTCTGCATCAGGATCATTGACATTTGGTCCTGGTACTATTGTAGGTACAGGTGTATTTACTTCAGCAGGATTCACAACAGCATCAGGTGACGCCACAATAGGCGGCACTGTGTCATTTGGCTCTCTGAGAGATACAGGCGAAAGTATTACTGTAACTAAATTTGTTGACGAAGCAGATGGTATTGCAAGTAATGACACTGATACAACAATACCAACATCAGCCGCTGTAAAAGATTACGTTGATACTGCTAACACAGAATTGAAAGCATACGTCGATGGATTAGACAGAGATGACGATTTAAGTATTGCTGGTAATTCAGGAACTGGTCTAGTAGATTTAGATACACAAGTTCTCACAGTTAGCGGTGGTACAAACTTAACAAGTAGTGCAAGTGGGCAAACAATTACTGTTAATCTTGATACAACCATAACAGGATTAACACAAGTTACTGCAACTAATATCAGTGCAACAGGTAACTTTACAGGTGATTTAATTGGTACTGCTGATAACTCAGACAATGCGGCCGCTGTAACATTAACAAGTACTAGTGCTACAACAAACTATATTGTTATGTCACAGTCAGGAACAGGAACTGATAGACCATTATATACCGATGCAACCGAAATTTCCTACAATGCTGTAACTCATACGTTGACCACAACTAATTATATAGGTGATACGTTTACTGCAAATAATTTCTTTGACGGTGACATCAGAGGTGATGTCCTCAAAGACGACGGAACAAAAATTTTAGAAAATTCAACAGGTGCGTTAACAGGTACTGTTAGTAGTATTACTAACCACGAAAGTTATATCAGAGGCAGAGTATCAGGTGGTACTGGCATAACTTATGATAACTCAACGGGTGTTATTAGTTTATCAGACACTGGATTAATTTCTGGCGTTACCGCAGGTAATGGTTTAGGTGGAGGTGGCACAGCAGGTAATGTTACATTAACTGTTGACTTGTCAGACACAACCACGTTCACAAGTACAAATACAGCAAGTAAGGCCGTAGTTAGAGATTCAAGTGGTAATTTTGCGGCAGGCACAATTACTGCAACAGCAACACAGGCTCAATATGCTGACTTGGCTGAGATATATGCAAGTGATGAACAATACGAAGCAGGCACAGTTGTGAAACTGGGCGGAAGTGCAGAAATAACTCAAACTACAAATCATGCAGACACAGAAGTGTTTGGTGTGATATCTACTGATCCAGCATATCTAATGAACAAAGATGCAGAGGGTTTACCTGTAGCATTAACAGGTCGAGTTCCTGTTAAAGTAATAGGCAAAGTTTGCAAAGGCGAAAGATTAATCAGCAGTGACGTACCAGGTGTTGCCTGGGCATTAGGCGAAGATGAGTACGATGCTAGAGCAGTTATTGGTAGAAGTTTAGAAGATAAAGAAGACGGTGACGCAGGCGTTATTGAAGCAGTCATCGGTGTAAAATAGATAAATACAAGTATATTATTAGGAGATACATATGGCATCAGGAAGTTCAGTTACCGCAGACGGTATGACTACAATGACGCAAGTTGTTGCTGGTGACGTTATAGATGACGCAGATTTCAATAATGCTCGTACTAACGTAAACAAATTACTAGGTGGTTCACAAGACGTTCAGTTGTCTGCAGGCGCTTCATTTACATATTCTACTGCTTATGGATACAGTCAAGGTGGTGCCGGTGTTAATGCCGCAAGTGCAGGAGGCATTGTATATGCTGACAACGCAACAGGCGGTTTCAAAAGACTTCAGGATGATGTACAGGCATTGTGTTTGTTTTTAGGTGTAAGTCAACGCTCTGGTGTTAGTTCAGATGTAAGTTCAAGCACAACTATTGCGGCAACTACTTGGTCAAATTTGATGTTAAACATTCAAGATTGCTGGAATGCTAGATTTGGTCCAGCAAGTAGAAGTGTAGCAACAGATGCAAGTGTAACATATACCAGTTCATGGACTAACACACTAACGCAAGAAACAACTTGGACATTTGCTAGTGAGGGTGCTTGTAGAGCATTCTTTAACGGTGGTGGACGTTTAGGTTTCAGTGCTAGTTACACAGGTTCAAGTGGTGATCAGTTTGATGCACATGCGGCAAGATTAAGTGGCATGGGTGATTTCTATATGGATTACTCAACATCAAATGCAGGTGCAGGTAGTGCAAGTGGTATTGGTTTTTACGAACTAGCAACATCATATCAAACACTTTGGACATACTATGGTGCAAGTGCTCCATACTCAAATGACTATGTTCAAACATCAGCAAAAGTTAACAGTGTAACAAACCCAACAGTGGTAACACTGAGAATACAACTTATTGACGCAACTGATAACGTAATCGACGCAAGTGCAACAGGTACGTTAACAATCAATGCAAGAAGGCATGCACCAGATGCTAACGGCTCTGGCTTTACCTTTACTCAGCCTACAGACAGTATGGGTGCAATAAGCGGTTCATAATAACAATCACGCAAATCTAAAAGCCAGTAAAATCACTTACTGGCTTTTTTTTGACTTAAATATCAGTATAAATATGGGAACACAAGATGAGTGCAAAATTAACTAAAGCATTAGAATTTTCAAACTATCGCATAACCTTAAACAATCAACAAGATGCTCTAAGGGCAAAAACACAAAGTTTGCTAAGTTACAGTATTAACGGTGGCACATTTTCTATTGATAGAAATTTAATCACATTCTGCAATATGCTCCAAGAACAAAAACACAAAACAGCAGTGCTATTGGACATATATGAAAATCCAATTGAAGTTAACTTAGATGAATTTGTAGAAGAGATTACCAGTAGATATTTTGAAGTAACAAATGAATATCTAATTGAGTTTGAAAAACTAAAACAAGCAAGAAAAACACACAGGGTACTAGACTTAAATGAAGACGGAGAATAGCCGAGGTATATTAATATTTGCCCACAATAATACCGAGATTGATTATTTAGGTTTAGCTCTGACCAATGCACTATTAATACAAAAGAACCTAGGATTTACAAAAGATCAAATTACTATTATAACTGATCCACACAGCCTAAAATATAAAATCAAAGATGTTGGTAAAAGGTTTATCAACAAGTGTACCAGCAATATTATTGAGATTGAAAAAGATCGAGAATTCAAACTCAAAAATAATCGCACTTACAAAGACACAAGTCACACATCAAAGCAACTATCCTTTTACAACATTAATCGCTGTGATGCTTATGATCTATCCCCATATGATGAAACCATAATGATAGATGCGGATTACTTGATACTTAGTAATTCGTTGAATCATTGTTGGGGACATCAAAATAATTTAATGATGAATTGGGAATACACAGATATCATGCGTGGTAGAAGATATCAGGATCTTGATAGATTAAGTCCACTAGGTATTTCAATGTATTGGGCAACTGTAGTGTATTTTAGAAAAGATACCACATGCGAAACATTTTTTAATTTTGTAAAGCATGTAAAAAATAATAGAGACTATTATAGTGACTTGTATAAATTCAATAACAGTGTGTATAGAAATGATTATAGTTTTAGTATAGCCGCTCACATGTTAGCAGGTTACAAAGACAAAGGCGTACAACAACTGCCCATAAAATTATATAAAACATGGGACTTAGATGATGTGTGGAAAGTTACAGGATTAAATACTATTGCATTATTATTAGAAAAGCCAAGAAGCCCTGGAGATTTTATTATCACGCATTGGCGTGATGTTGATATTCATATTATGAATAAGTGGGCCCTTAACAGGGTAAGTAAAGATATGCTACAATATTTAGGAGTTAACAATGGCACAAAAACAACAACAACAAAAGCCAAAACAAAACGAAGAACTAAAAAAGCAACAAGCACAGGATAGAAGAAGTGGGTAAACGCAAAGCGCCTAGTGTAGGTGATTACATAGTACACAAGGAACCTTATTTTAACAGAGTAAATGAGGGCACCGTTGAACAACTATTAGCAATGCAGTTTGTGTACGTAACACCAAAAGGCAATAGGCGTCATTGTATGTTTACTGAAGATTGGAGTTTGAAAAATGGGAAAGATTAGGCAATGGTTTAGAAAGTGGTTTGACAAACAACTTGAAAAAAGTCTTCAACGTCAAGCAGATAGATTGTTTATGAAAAATCAAAAAAAGAAATGAATAAGAAAAAAGAAGAATATATCAGTATTCAAGAAGATTGGAAAGAAGTCAATTGGGACTTAGTACAACGTATGAGATTTATGAATGCTGATGCAGAAATAGACCCTGAGGACAGTTATTCAAGAGGTGAAAGAAAGTTTGATGGGGATAACACATAATTTAGATTTACACGGTGTAAGGCACCACGAAGTAGAAGTAATGGTAGAAGATTTTATTCTTATGAATCAAGATCGTGTACCATTAAAAATTATATGCGGTAATAGCCAACGCATGATTGATTTTGCAAACAAAGGCATAGACAATGTAGGTTGTAAAACAGTAGCAATGGACCAATACGGAATAATAGTGATACGAGAAATATGAGCAAAGGATATATTGTAATAGCACAAAATACCAAAGATGTAAATTATTTGGAACAGGCTTATGCACTAGCATTAAATCTAAAACTAACACAAAGTACAGTTAACAAATTGGCTGTTTGTGTTGATGCACCTACACGTAAATTACTTAGACAGAGACACGAAAATGTTTTTGATAAGATAATTGATATACCATGGAACGATGACGCTGAAAAAGAATTAGATTGGAAAATTAATAACAAGTGGAAATATTTTCATATGACTCCTTATGACGAGACTGTTATTTTAGATACAGATATGATTTTTCCTACAGATGTAAGCCACTGGTGGGATATACTTGAACAAAAAGATGTATGGGCAACTACAAATGTGAGAACCTTTAGAGGGGAAATTGCCAAAGGAGGTTACTATCGAAAAACCTTCGAATTAAATAATTTGCCTAACATATACACAGCATTCTTTTATTTTAAGAAAAGCGAATTAGCCGCAGAATTATTTACTATGATAGAAATAATATTTCAACACTGGCAAAGAATGTTTTACAAGTACCTACCAAAAGGCAAACCAGATATATTAAGTGCGGATGTTGCTTTTGCTCTAGCAATTAAGTTACTAGGAATAGAATCAGAATGCACTAGAGAAAACATAGATGCAGTGCCCACATTTGTACATATGAAAAGTCATATTCAAAACATTAAGGGTGCAACTATATCAGATTACTGGGAAGACAGTATTCCCACATATTACAAAACATATAATGACTTTAAGATAGGTAACTTTCAACAGTTACTACCATTTCATTATGTGCAAAAGGATTGGATGACAGAAAAAAGAATTCAACAATTGGAGACAGATTATGGCAGATGATCAAATTTCAGATGCGGCACTTGCGAGAAGACAAGCCTTTGTAAAAGCCAAGGAAGAGGCAGGAGGCGTTGACGCTCTTGTAAATCAAACTAAAAATTATAAATTATATTTTGACAAAGAGGGTAATATAGTTTGTTTTACTTCTTCAGATGTGGAAGTAAGACCTGATTGGTTAACACACGACTTTACACAAGATCAATTAAAAATTTTAATTGATAAAGAAAAGACAATCAACAAATACAGAGTTAAAAAAGATCCAAATGTTGATAACTTATACAGTATTGAATTGCGACCAATTGAAAACAATGTTATAGATGCAAATGCAGACTTTCTTTACAATGTAGAATTTAGCGATAGCAAACTTTGGGATATCAAAGTCAAACTCACAGAGAAACATATAAGAGTGTTTATGAATCCCACAGTAAAAGAAGAATATACTGATGTGTATCCTATCAGTGCTACACGCAATGGTGTAAGACTTTGTAAATTTTATATTACTGCTAAAGACGACCCACATGTGCTTTTTTACTACACAACAATAAGTCTTGCAGAACTTCTCACAGATGAATATGCACAAAGACAACTGCCAAGCGATCTAAGATCTTGTAGTGTCTTTACTGTAAAATTATTTGACAATTATGTGAGAAATGATAAAGATTAGAACAGTCAAACAACATTACTGGCTGGATCCCAAAAACAAATTAAGATGGACATTAACCGACTTAATAATGAGGGAACCTGCTGAAGTATATAACGATTCACGTGATCCTTTAGAGTCTTGTGTTACGCAGTACCCAAATCATTTGGTTCCCATAAACTTGCAAACACACGCTCTAAAGGACACATTTCTAAAATTAAGTAAAGACAAAATTGATTTCAGCAATGAACAAGTTGAAACAAAAGATGCCAAAGAACAAAATACTTATTATGAATTTGACTTGACAACATTTTTTAATACTCCACCTGAAGAACTAAAACGTATACTAGTAAATCACAAAGTAATAATTTGTGATTTTGAAGACGGGCTCGGCGGCAGAGACATAAATGATAATGGAACATGGCTACAGTATATTATGTCTCTGAGAGTTATGCCTAGAGAAATTATATGCCTTACAAGTAATATTACAAAATTTGAACACAAACAATTAAACATTAAGTCTGTTCCTTTACCAATTTGGATGCATATCACAATTGGTTCTACTGGATTTTTAATTCATGCATACAATAACAATACAGCAAAACAAAATTACTTAGACATGCTCGACAGAGATAAAAATTTTGCTCTGTGCCCAAATTTCAAACCAAGAGCTCCTCGACTAGCATTCATTGCTGAAATGTATAAAAGAAATTTATTAGACACAATGGATTGGAGTTTAGTTGGGTATAATCAAAACTTAATGAATCCATTTACAAAAGGCAATGAAACATATTGGGACTTTTATAAAAACAAAACAAATCCTGATACTTGGAAATTAGACATGCAGGTTAATAGATTACCTGGCAATAATAACGATAGTTTCAATCAGGTAAACGAAAAGTATATTGAATACTATTATGAAACAGTACACAACTTCTTAAGCAAAGTAAAACTGCCTAAGTTATTACCTACAACTGAGGAACATCCTACCAACATAATAAGCATATCAGAACATCTTGTAGGTAAATATTACTGGCATATAATCAATGAAACAATGTTAGATCAAAAAGTTGCACTGATTAGATATGGCATTATTACTGAAAAAACATTCAAAGCAATGATAGCAGGTGCAATGCCATTAATATGTGGAACCAATGGCACTGATGATTATTTGGAAGATTTAGGTTTTAAGATACACAGAACTGACATAGACGATTATTCAAACATAGGTAAGTCACTGAGATTAGCAGATATTTACCAGGAGATATATGAACGTCAGCAGTTACCTAATAAAGAAGATATAATGCATAATGCAGAATTACTACTTGACAAAGAATTTGTATGTAGTACAATAATACAACCATTAATGGATAATTGCAATGGCTAAAGTTGACGTTACAGAACTAGACATATTCTATATTTCGTATGATGAGCCCAACTGCGAAGAGCATTGGGCAGACTTACTAAACAAAGTACCTTGGGCAAAACGTGTACACGGAGTCAAAGGATTCGATGCCGCTCACAAGGCATGTGCAGAGCAATCAGAAACAGAACGTTTTATCACAGTAGACGGTGATAACATTGTGATGGATGATTTCTTTGAACAAGAACTTGATTTTCCAGAAACAGATCACGATGGCAATGACATTGCACAAAGCATCTTTAGTTGGAACGGCAAAAACTTACTGAATGGTTTGGTGTACGGAAACGGTGGACTAAAGTGTTGGCCCACTGAGTATACCAAAACAATCAACACCCACGAAGCATCAGATGACGAAGAAGGTATGGAGTTTTGTTGGAAACTAAATTACATACAACTAAACGACACATTTAGTGAAGTGCATCAAACTGCTTCACCGTTCCAAGCATTTAGAGCAGGCTTCCGTGAGGGTGTTAAGATGAGTTTAGATCAGGGTACCAAAGTACCACGTGATCGTTTTGTAGATCGTATTTGGTATGGTAATTATAACAGATTACAAACATGGTGTAACATAGGAAGTGATGTAGAAAATGGCTTGTGGGCTATCTACGGAGCAAGGTTAGGTTGTGAGATGACAGTGTTAGAAGATTTTGATTGCAACAGTATTTCTGATTACGATTGGTTCAAGGCATTCTTTTATCAAGACGTTGCACCACAGTTCGAAGGGTTTAGCGACAAACAATGTAGATACACAAAAATTGAATGGGACAGCAACATGCTACACAAAGAGATATGCAGTCTCGGGCGTAGATTAAATGACGAGATAAATGAAATGATGTTGTTTGACCCAGACCCACAAATGTGTAAATTCTTTAAGAAAACTTACGTTAATCCAAAACGTTGGGGTGTAATGATCAGAGAAAAACAAATACAAGACTTATTAGAAAAAGGATTAATACAATGATTGATAAACTTCACAAGTGGCATAGAAAATTTGTGTGGGACTTCATGTATAAATTCAACTTAGATGAATATCATCTTGCATGGATAAGTTGGATAGAAGGATTTGTAATTGGCATACTATTGGCGGTCTGGCTCTTCTAATGGACAAACTGATTTCAGCACTCAAGAAAGGAGTAGTAACAGTAGTATTTGAAAAGATAGATACAAAAGAAATTCGAAGTATGCCGTGTACTCTTAATCAAGATATACATAAACAAGGTATTGATATAAAAAATTACGATACTAACAGTGATACAATTCTTATGTATGCATTAGATAAAAAAGCATGGCGAGATGTGAGAGTCAATACTATTAAAGAGTGGTATGAAGGTCACCCTAAATGAAACTGTTTGCTAATATCAGTGTTGGACATGAAAACAGTAAATCATTATTAGATGCTAGAATTGTTGCCGCGGCACAGTGCAATGCTGATGCAGTTGTATTAACTAAAACCACACCGCGTTTGCTTATACCAGAAGAGAAAAAATACGTAGCAATACAAAGCAAGTGGGGTACAAAGCCTTACATAGAAGTTGCTAAATTAAGCGAACTGTCAGAAGAAACCATAGAACATGTAACAAAACTATGTGAAAACATTGGCATTCCGCTGATATGGAGTGTAACAGATCAAGAAGCATTGCAGTTTGTTAAAGATCACGGCACAGTAAACGAACTTAAAATACACAATGATGCAGTTGAAGTTGAATTACTTGTACCATACTGCTATAACAACATTGACTATGCTTACATTCCTAATAAGCATATTGACTTAGTAAATCAATATTATCAACGTAAGCACAAACGTTTTGCGATATATCACACCACAGAAGGATATGCACCTGAGGTTAGTGAATTAAAACTTAATATGCTAGACAAAATGAAGTTCTTAAATTACACCACAGGATACGAAAGCAAAGAAGCAGGTATATTTCCTGCAATGGCTACTATGTACAAAGGTATAGATTATTTAGAAGCATACTTGGGTGACGAAAAAGAAAACATGCCAGGTGTGCTAGAGTCAGCACAATTTTTTGATTTGTGGAACAGTTGTAATATATTGCTTACTGCGGACGGTAGGCAACAGGCTGATCAGTAAACCTTTTACCCAAGTAATAACTATTATCTATAGTAAACTCATTGTGCTTCACAATAGCATTTGCAGGCACACTGCCAGCATACATGTAAGTGAACTTCGGATTGAGCCAGTTTGGTGGCAATGCAGGATCTTGTCTTAGGTTTCTTGGATCAATAGCACGTGGATTGATTTCATACAGCACACCTTTGCCATCTGACCTTTCCAACATGTCATGATCAATACCAGGATTGTCATTGCCTAACATTTCTACTGCTGTTCTTGGATTGTCTGCTAAGAATACTACACCGTCTGTGCAACCTTTATACAACTTACACACACCGTTATTTAATATGCCCTGTTGCATAATAGCATTGTGGTTCATAGCAGGAGTTGCATGATATAACATGCTTTTTGGAGGTATAGGCAACTGAGTGCGTTTACTTTTCCAATTTTGAAAACTTCCTACTATATCTTCTATCAGCATATAGATATTTATCGTAAAATGCTTTTTGTGTAAAAATGTTACGATAAATATATGCGTAGTTAAATCTACAGAAGACAAAGGAGATGAAAATGGCCTCAATCGGATTCATTGGCGTAGGCAAGTTAGGGCAAGCCTGTGCTGAGATGGTAGCCGAGGTCCATGATGTTGTCGGATATGATGTAGAACCAAGAGAACCTGAAAACTTTACAATGGTTCCGAACTTGGTTGATGCTGTAAAAGGACAAGACATTGTTTTTGTTGCAGTACAAACTCCACATGATCCACAATATGATGGCAAGGCACCTACCAGCCATTTACCTAACAAAGACTTTGATTACACACTAGTAAAAAAAGTTCTGTCAGAGGTAAATGAAGTTGCAACCAAAGAGCAACTGGTGGTGCTAATATCTACGGTATTGCCCGGAACAGTAAGAAGAGAACTAGTACCTCTTATACCAAATGCACGTTTTGTTTACAACCCATACTTGATTGCTATGGGCACAGTTAAATGGGACATGGTTAATCCAGAAATGGTAATGATAGGTACTGATGATGGAAGTGAAACAGGTGACGCAAAAGAACTTGTAGACTTCTATAAAACTATTATGCAAAATGACCCACGTTATGTAATAGGAACATGGGACGAATGCGAGTGTATCAAAGTTTTTTACAACACATTTATTAGTGCAAAAGTTAGCCTAGTAAACATGATACAAGACGTTGCAGAAAAGCAAGGTAACATTAATGCAGAAGTTGTATGCGATGCACTTGCTACTAGCGACAGACGTATTATGGGACCTGGTTACATGAAACCAGGTATGGGCGACGGTGGTGCTTGTCACCCCAGAGATAACATTGCATTACGTTGGATGGCAGATAACTTAAACTTAGGTTATGACTTGTTTGATGCTGTAATGCTTAGTAGAGAAGTACAAGCAAAGAACATGGCTGACAGCATGATTGAACTTGCTACAGCAGGTGCAACCATAGTGCCGCCAATGCCAATCATTATTGTTGGCAAGGCATACAAGCCGCTAGTACCGTATGAAGCAGGGTCTAGCAGTATGTTAGTTGGACACTATGTTAAAGAAGAAGGTGTTGACTTGTACTACTATGATGAGGTTGTTGGTGAAGTACCACCGCAACCAGTGTTAGACAAACCAGCAGTATATTTACTAGCACACAATCCAGAAGTCACTTATGGTGAGCAACTGGACTTTGTGAAAGGTTGGTACAATGGAAAACATCGTGTTACTGAAGCAGATGAAGCTCTCACAGTTGCAACAGCAAACGGCACAGAACTTAACTTTGCGCCAGGAAGTGTTGTAGTTGACCCATGGAGAAAGATTCCTGCTATTGAAGGTGTGCAAGTTGTACATTATGGAAACACAAGAGCAGACGCATTAAGATAAACACTGGGGGAGGCAACTCCCCCATTACAGGACATAAACAATGAGTGATCGAGTAGATCGAATACGAGAAACAAACGAGATGATGACCCGAGAGGTCAGTGAAACATTTTGTTTAGCAAAGTGGCACCACACTACAATATACATGCACAGAGGTCAAACACACAGTTGTTATCACCCTAAGCCGCATGATATCCCTCTTGAAGAATTAAAATACGATCCTAGTGTGCTACACAACACACCACAAAAGATTGAAGAACGTATACAAATGTTTAATGGCGAAAAACCAAGTGGATGTCAGTATTGCTGGAATGTAGAAGAAATGGGTGGCGATCATGTAAGTGATAGACACCAACGTAATAACAGTATCTATACTGAAGAAAGACTAAACGAAATATTATATAATCCGCCTGATTACAAAATCAATCCAGAATACATAGAGATTGCGTTCAGTTCAGAATGTAATTTCAAATGCGGTTACTGTCATCCAATGCACAGTAGCAGTTACTATCAAGAGATTAAAAAGCATGGACCATACGATATGGTCAAGAACCACCGCAACGACATAGATTGGTTTGATATCTATGATGAGGATTCGCCATATGTAGAAGCATGGTGGAAATGGTGGCCAGAAGTTTCCAAGACGTTGAACATACTGAGAATAACGGGAGGTGAGCCTTTACTGCATAAAACAACGTGGAGACTGTTTGAAGAACTACAGAACAATCCTAAACCACAATTGGAAATAAACATCAACACAAACTTAGGTTATACATCACGACATGTTGAAAGACTTGTTGAGGTTATGAACGATCTATTAGGGAATGGTAAAATACGTCGATTCAAAATGTTTACTAGCATGGACACTTGGGGTGACCGTGCAGAATATTTGCGTACAGGATTAAACTTAGAGTTATGGGAAAAGAATCAAGACATCTATGTACGTGGTGTGAAAAGCCATATTACACACATGGTTACATTTAATATTCTCAGTGTTACAAGTTTTGTAGACTATCTCAAAAAAGTATTAGAATGGAGAGAGCGTTATGAATATGTCATACCTAACAATTTAGGCTCTGATGAAATGGTTCGTAAAATACGTTTCGATACTCCGTATTTGAAGGAGCCTCTACAGTATGACATGCACATATTACCCAAAGAACAATTTACACCATACTTTGATAAAATACTAGATTTTATTAGAGAGAATGTAGACGAGGAAGACAGAACTAAATTCAGTGAATTAGAATATGAAAGATTCCGAAGAGTACGTGATTACTTTGTGAACGAACAGTATGATGAGGATAAAGTTTTACGTGGACGTATAGATTTTTACAATTGGTTTAATGAATACGACAAACGTAGAGGGACAAACTTTTTAGAAACATTCCCAGAAATGGCAGACTTTTATCATATGTGTGGAGAGTTAGCAAGTGATGATGACTTAATAATGACCCGCAACATATGATTGATAACAATAATACTTTTTGCATATTACCCTGGATACACATTCATCACAGCCCTGAAGGGCATGTGTTGCCCTGCTGTATTTCAGATATGTCCTACAAACACAAAATAGAAAACGTTGGGACTATAGACAAGCAAATGAATTCAGAGTTTATGAGAGAACTTAGACTCAATATGGTCGCTGGTATTAAAACCGATATATGCAAGAACTGTTATAAAAGTGAAGAGTCAGGGTTCAAAAGTTTTAGGCAAGAAGCAAACGAAATGTACAAGAAGCATATGAATTTAGTCAAAGACACAGATATCGACGGCACTATTAAACATTTCAAACTGAGATATTTTGATATACGATTCAGTAACGTGTGTAACTTTAAGTGCAGAAGTTGCAATGCAGGCTATAGTAGTCAATGGGCATTAGAAGATAAACAGCAAGGCATACTTGGAGTCGAGATAAAAGAAAACAACACGCACAACGCATTACACAGCGTCTTAGAGCATATTCCGCACATGGAAAAGGCTTATTTTGCAGGTGGCGAACCACTGGTTACCAACGAGCATTATGTAATATTAAAAGCCATGATTGATAGTGGTCGTACAGATATAGAATTAATTTATAATACCAATATCAGTAAATTAAAATTCAAAGACAACGACATAGCAGAACTGTGGAGCAACTTTGAAAAACCAATTGGTGTATATGCCAGTTTAGATCATTATGGTATGCGTGGTGAATATATTAGAAGCGGTACTATTTGGAATCAGATTGAAACAAACTACAAAACATTATTAGACATGAGCAATGTACAATTAAACATAACCACAACAGTTAGTGCATTAAATTATGTAAGTCTACCAAAATTTATCATGCACATGTATGAGAATGATTTGTGGCCACAAGGACATTGGCAATTGAATCCAGTGTTTCAACCTACCTATTTGAGTATTCACAGCATACCACAGCAGTTGAAAGATCAAGGTAGACGTAATTGGCAAGATATGTGTGAACAACTAAAGGATCACATAGAACCAGAAGTGCATGAAGCATTTAGTAAATTTCCAGATGTAGTTGACAGTGAACACACATGGGAACTGAATAAATCAGCATTTATAGAAAACACAAACCGTTTAGATCAAATCAGAGGAGAGGACTTTGAATTGGTATTCCCAGAACTCAAGGAGATGGTTGCATGAAGTGCCCAACATCAGGTAGCGAAGGCTTTTGCGTATACCCTTTTATAAGTGTGTACAGACAGCCTAACGGTAAAGTAGCACCTTGTTGTGTAGCACAGTTTAGTGAAGAAAAAATTGACAGTCCGCATCTCAACGATTACATCAACTCTGAATATATGAAGAAGTACCGTATAGAAATGTTACAGGATAAATTACCAGAAGGCTGTCGTGTGTGCAAAGGACAAGAGGAAAGCACACAAAACAGTCCACGTATCAACATGAACAGAGAGTACGCAAAGTATATCAGCGATGCCAAAGATATGACTGATAACAACACTGGCATCATAGATCCTGAACGTTTTCGCATGAGATATTTCGATATGCGTACATCAAATATCTGTAATTTCAAATGCAGAAGTTGTAACCA